AGCAAAAGAAAAAGTCCTCTTCCGACGATGACGACACTCCACCAGATGTCAGCCCCGCAAGCGGCACTGACGTGCGCCCCAAAAAGGAAGAGAAAGTTTTCGATGCAGACAGCGATGCCTATAAAGCCGCAGCATACCTCGCTCGGCAACGCGAGAAGAATTATCCCAACGTTAAACCACCAACTGAGAAAGATAAACAGCACTGGGCGGCAGACTTTGACAAGTGCAACCGCATAGACGGCTATGATTGGTGGGATATCTCTGACGTTCTCCACTTTTCACAGCAAAGTCCTTTCTGGCGAAAGAACATCCTTTCGGGGAAGAAATTCAGGGAGAAGTACGACCGGCTGCTGATTGAGATGACGGAGGAGAACCGAAAGAATGGCAAACGATGATAAAGAGCTTCTGTATGCGATCTCGTATAACCAGAACGCGGAACTATCCGTAACCGGTGCTTATCTAATCGACCCTCACTACCTAAACCGTGTCGCGGGGACGCTTCAAGCGGAGGATTTTATGAATCCCCTCTGTGCAAAACTGTACACCGCCGCGACTAAGGCGTTTAGGGAGGGCAAGGTTCTTGACCCTGTAATGGCGCGGGACGTGATTCTTCACGCTACGCCTAACCCAGATGCCTTTCTTGTCGACTGCATGAATATGTGCCCATCAGTTTCCGCCGCGGAAGATCACGCCGAATACATACACGCTCAAGCAAAGGAACGGCGGCTTCGGTCGAGGATAGACGAAGCCCTCACCTCCCAGTCAGGGGATGGTCTGGCCGTGGAAATCGCCGGAATATGTCAGGACTACATAAGCGGCAAACTCGGACGGAGCCACACAATGGCGCAGACGCTGAACAAGCTCATGGATTCCTTGTCGGCTCCCCCTGCGAACCGAGTTGAAACCGGCTTCACAAGAGTGGATGCTCTGCTTAAAGGCATGAGAGCTGGAAACCTTGTGATAGTGGCAGCTCGACCGGCAGCGGGCAAGAGTATTTGGGCACAATGCGTAGCCATGAATGTGGCGAGAACCGGAAAGTCCGTGCTGCTCTACTCGCTCGAAATGAGCGACGAGGAGTTGGGCGAACGCATCATTTCCGGAGCATCCGGGGTACAGCTCGACAGAATCACCGATCACGACCTCGACGAGCAGGCTTGGAAACAGCTCTCGGATGCGTGCCAATATCTGTACGACCTGCCGCTCATAATCAACGACGATCCCGGCGTTACCACCAGCAAGATACGCGCCGAGGCTCGAACGACGAAAAACTTGGGGCTTATAATAATCGACTTTATGACGCTGATGAAGAGCGAGGCCAAATATGACAGCCGAAACCTTGAGGTCGGAGCGATAAGCCGAGAACTGAAGCTTTTGGCGATGGAGCTTAACATCCCCATCATCGTCATTTCACAGCTCAACCGAAGCGTTTCCGACACGGACAGACCTACTCTGGCGGCACTCCGTGACAGCGGTGAGCTTGAGCAGAACGCTAACAAGGTCATTTTCCTGTGGAACATTGACGTCGAGCAGGGCATAAAGGGCGTCGCCGTAGCGAAGAACCGTCAAGGCCGATGCGGAGCCGTGCAGATGCGGTTCGTCGGCGATCAGATGCGGTTCGTGGAAATGCGAGCCGACGAGGAGGTTTGGTCAAAGACAACTCCCCCGCGTCGCCGTGGAAAATGGGAGGATGATGACTGATGGTTTTGATACCGGATGACCCGATAGTGCGCAGTATGGAGCGCACAGGATATCCGCCGTGGATGCAAGATGACATCTACTGCAACGATGATGACGAGAAAATCGAAGGCTGGCCAGATAACTGGCATGAGGAGGAAGAAGAATGAAGATCACACTTGACCCCGGTGCTTATGTGCCTGTGAGAGCACATGCCACCGATGCGGGGCTTGACCTCAAGTCCCCGAAGCTTGTATACATACCGCCCTATTCCAGCGTCGTGATAGACACCGGCGTCCATGTGGAGATACCGGAAGGCTACGCCGGGATGCTCAAGAGTAAGAGCGGGCTCAACATCAAGCACGACATCACCAGCGATGGAGTCGTGGACTGTGGATTCACCGGAAGCATACAGGTGAAGCTCTATAACCACGGCAGCCACGGCTACGAAGTCAAGAACGGCGACAAGATCACGCAGTTGGTTCTTACGCCAATCATCAACCCGGTAATCGAGCTTGTGGATGAGCTTGAGGCCACCGAGCGTGGAAGCAAAGGCTTCGGGAGCAGCGGACGATGAGTGTTTACGATATTTGCATAGCAACCGCGGTTCTCGTATTTGCGGTGCTGGCGATTATGACCATCTACGTCAGTATCGTTCAGGAACACCTCGCGGAGATGAAAGAGCTGGTTGAAGAGTCCGCTTGGGCTGACAAAGAAAAGGTCGAAGCCCTCGACGAGAGAAAGTATACCCCGCGCAAGCCCGAACACCTCGCGCCGGTCGACGCTGACTTCTTCATTATGCCCGACGGGACGAAAATTCACAGAGCGAGCGCCACGAAGAGACGCAGATAGCCGCCAGAGGTCACAGGAAGCCGTACAGCAACGTTTCGGGTACTCGGCAATGAATTTACATGTCCAAAGTCCAAACGCTGTCAAAGCGGCCACAAGCGGCCTTTAACGCAAACGGAGGAGCGCGATGGTCGAAACAGAATACCCACCTCGGTGCTCAATGCGGATGTTCGAGGGAGTAAGGACACAATACCCTCTTTTCCGAGAGAATGGCCGTGCCCTGTACTGGACAATCGAACATCATGCAGAGGTGAGCCTTGGGGACTATGAGGTAGTGAAGAAAGACAAAAGCTATTATTTCCAGCAGCTTGGCAAGGCTGTTGAGTTTTTCAATCAGGAGGGATAAACAATGCTCAGAGTAACTGATGACTTTGAAATACTGATACAAGGCGGGTCAACTGACCTTCTTACACAGTACGGCACTCTGACCGCAAACATGTACAGGAGTTTCATCGAAAACGATGTAGGCGAGCCAGCAGAAGTCATGTTGATGCTGACAAAGGCGCTGGTAGCGGGCATAGAAGCTGCGCAGAAAGGCGGTGAAACCGATGGAAATTAAGGACAGCGGCGAAAGAACAGAGTTTGGAACCGGCGCTGTGCGCGATATGCACACTGGGAAAGGTAAAATGGATCTTCTGCCTTGGGCGGCAATCATGGAAGTCTCAAAGCACTGTGAACAGGGGGCTTTGAAATACGGCGAGCACAACGTTGATCGCGGCATCCCCCTTTCATCGCTTTGTGACTCCGGAGCAAGGCATTTGGCAAAGTTCTTCGACGGTTGGGACGACGAGCCGCATCTTACCGCCGCCGTCTGGAATCTCCTATGGGCGCTTGAAATGAAGCTCAAGCGTCCGGATATGTGCGATATACCTTGGAGGGCTCAGAATGATAAAAATTGAGAACGTGGAAACCTACGGTTGGGAGGCAGCCATCCGTGGAATGCGGAATCCGAAGAACTCTTGGGAGAAGAGTGATAGTGAATGGTACTCAATAGGATTTCCGACGAGCAACCCAGCGGCTATTAACGATAAATATTTGTCTCAAAAGTATTGTATTGGAGACAACGACCTTGATCTCATGACTCATCTCTGTAACGCCGGTACAGACCACGGAAAATTCATGCGCATGATTACTGTCACCGCAGACATTACCGCGCCGCTGTATTGGTGGAAAGAGTACGATACCTACAAGGTTGGTACGGTTGCCAATTCCTGCTCTACGATGCACAAGATTGCAGATAAGGAGTTTACGCTTGAGGATTTCAGTTATGAACATCTGATTGATTCACCTTTGGTTGAAGAAGCACCTGGTAAACCCGCACTGCTGAATATGCAGGCGCGTGAAATGTTGGTGATTCTCGTCAATGTCCTGAATGCTGCCAGATACAACTATCTCAAAACCAAAGATAAAAGATACTGGTGGCAGATGATCCAACTCCTTCCGAGCTCTTACAACCAGCGGCGAACGGTGCAGTTCAACTATGCAGTGCTGCGAAACATGTATCATGCACGAAAGGGTCATAAGCTTGATGAGTGGAGGGACTTCTGCGCATGGATGGAGACTCTTCCCTACTCAAGGCTTATAACTTGGGATTTGACATGAGATATGACAGTCTTGAGGACATGCCCCCGGCGCTGCGGAAGCGCGTGGAAGAGCAACTTGCAAGAGAACGGACGGCGGCGCACATCAAGCAGCGATACGCACAGGGCGCTTCCGAGGTGAGCAAGAGCGCCGCTGCCGCCCTTGAAAAAGACGCGGAGGCGCTTCGTCAACTCAGCCGGGATATGGGAGCTTGGCAGGAGAAAAAGCCAAAGCGGAAGTACAACAACCAGCCGACCGAGCGACTTTTGTCAAACGGAGAGTGCATCAAGTTCGGCAGCAAGACCGAAGCGGCATATTACGACGAACTGGTTCTGCGGGAGAAGCTTGGACAGGTACGAAAAATCCGCTTGCAGGTGGAATATTTGCTGAAACCGGCATACACGGACGGCGAGACCGGGGAACGCATACCGCGAATAGCCTACTTTGCGGACTTCGTTTTCGAGGAGCTTCGTGAGGACGGGAACTGGACAACCCGTATTGTGGACACCAAGGGCGGCGGACGAAAAGGTACCAGTACAAAGACTTTTGCCATAAAGCGGAAACTCATGGCAGACAAGGGCTACTTCATCGACACAATCGAGCGGCGGAGGTGATTTTGTGACACCGGAAGAGTACACGGCATTTAAGCGCCGAGAGTACATGCGCAAGTATCAAGCCGAGTATTGGCGCAAAAATTCCGATAAAATCAAAACTCAACGCAGGAAACGACGGGATAAAAGGATTGGTGAAGAAGAAAAAGTTTAGACTCTGTTGCCAAAGTTCCCTTTCCGTCATACCATACAAGAGAACATAGAAAATTTCAGGCAGAGTGCTCAAGATAGATATAGCGTGGGCGGCTCTGCCTGTTTTTGATTTGCAGGAGAGGAGGGCGCGCCATGGCGGACAATACAGTCGTGCAGCGGTGCTGTTTATGCGACAAAGAGCTGAACGATACGAACGCATGGACGCTGCCTGAACGCTTTGGAAAGCGTTACTCACCTTACTGCATCAAGTGTCAGCCCAAGGTTTACGACCAGCGGGCGGCAACAGTCGGCTACAAGCTTGCGATGTTCCTTTGCGCGGCAGAGTTCAACATGCCGTATATGCCCGATCTCTTTAAGGCAGCGCAGAAGCTCCAGAATGACAAAACAAATCCGTGGGCAGCATACACGGTGATCCTGTGTCAGAAAGGCTACCACAAGGGTGAGAGATTCGTGCAGTTCGTCGACGGCGTAACTGATATCAAGAAAGCCTTTGACGGCAAATCCGAGACGCTGTATGTCGACGATGAAATGCTCTGCGCCGAGGATTACGTTGAGGGGCGTGTAGCGCAGGAGAAGAAATGGGGCAAAGGACCCACGGATCACCCTTACACTCAGGAAGATTACGACAAGCTTGACCGCATTTACTCGGCCATAGCAGATGGGCGCCCCGCAATAGGCCCCCAAACGCAGATGGCGATAGAGAAGATATCCCGTTGGACACTTGAACAGGATTATTACTTTTACAACGGCGACCCGCAGAAAGCAAAACTGCTGGGCGACCTGATAAAAAGCGAGATGGAAAACGAACAGCTCCGCAAAAAGGACGAGCTGCCGCAAGACCTTGAAAAGCTTGACGGCATAGTGAGGGCGCTCGAAGCCAAGGGGCTGCTTGGACTGCCATTCCCGGAACTGCTGGCAAAACTCCATCCTGAGTACCAGATGACAAAAGACGCGGCGGAGCAGATTCTCCTCGCAATTTACAACACAAGCGCGTGGAACGAGGGACGCGCAGAGGTGGCCAGCCTGCCGCCCTCGCTCCGGCTTGATGACGAGCTGGGCGAGTTCATGCAAGAGCCCGACGAGGTCGAAAAAGAGATTTACCGCAAGCTCGACCTTGTCCGCGGTGAGGCTAAATGAGGAAGGACTACGTTTACAGCCGCAGAAGCGGCGGTTTCATCAAAAAGCAGACCCGACAGGGTGTCAACTATGATGACTTCACCGACGAATGGTGGGCGCTCCTAATATCGTTTTTCCGGTATTATCCAGATTATCTGGAAGATATCACAGAGAATCCGAACTGCAAATATCACAACAGTCTGATAGGCCGCATAATGCGGCGAGCAATGGTACGTTACCGCATGGTGGACATCATAGGTTCGCGCGGAACAACCAAAACCAGCGCCGTGATAAGTTCGGCAAGCAATAAAGGCATCTTATACCCCGGTGAAGTTACAGCGTACTATGGCCCCTCCAATAAGCAGACAGCAAAGATAGCGTCGGAGGCGTGGCACGAATATCAGTACAACTACCCGTATTTGGCGAAGCACTGGAACGTTAACAATGATTCGTCGGACACCTTCAAGATAAGCACGGCAGAGGGCAGCGCAGTCGAAGTCGCAATAGACCGAGGACGCAATACCCACTGTGTCATAGGCGAAGAGTGTGGTCAGGAGGACGGTTCGGTTCCGTTCAATTGGTCAGACTTCAATCAGGTGGTCAAGGCAACAAACCGTTTGCAGCACCTGATTGACGGCGTTCCGGATCCGTCTCACCAAGACCTTGCCGAGATATACATCACGTCGGCAAGCTCGAAAGAGAACCCCGCCTACAGCGTTTACATCAAGGCGCGCAAGAAAATGGCTGATGGTGAGAGCGCTTTTGCCTGTGCTATTCCTTGGCAAGTTCCGGTTTTGTGTCATGTAAGACCGTTTGAATACTATGACGGGCTGCGAGACACGCTGACGAAAGAAGAGTTCATGCGCGAGTGCGAATCTAAATGCACCGGCAGTGTGGACAATCCCCTTCTTCGAGATCAGTACGTACAGGATGCCAAGACGCTGACCATTATGGAGGACAGGCATTGCGGCGACCCGAACGTGCGGTACTACATAGGCTACGACGTCTCGTACCGACAGAGAAATGGCAATGCAATGTGCGCCGAGGTAGTGTTGAAAACCTACGAGCAGCGCAGGAGTACCAGTTTTAAGAAAGACTGTGTTTATTTGACCGACCTTCCCCCGCTTGATGCGGAGCGGCAGGCGCGGAGAATAAAGAACCGTTGGGCGCAGTACCGTCTTGAGGGAGCGCCTGAACCAATCATCGTTATTGACTCATGGCAGTTCGGTGAGGCTGTTGTGCAGCAGCTCCATAGAGACCTTGGAGATGGGCTTCCGCCCCTCTGTACGGTCAACAATGACGACCGATACCTCGATTTGGTTCAGAAAAACGCAAAACCGTGTATTTATTCACTTTATGCAACACCGGGGCGCAGTGGCGCAGACCCCAACATCGACATGCTCGACTACCTCACACGAGAGTTTGAACATGGCAATGTGGGATTGCTCATAACCAACGTACACGAGGGTACACGGGCTTATAAAATGGCACACAACATCAAGGATGATACGCAGGATGTCAAAATCCAGCATCCGTACATCAAGACCAAGGAACTGTGCGACCAAATAGCTAACCTGCGCCGAAAGAAAACCGGCAGCGGTTGGACGCAGGAAGAGATAAACAAGCACATCAACAAGGACTTGTGGTCGGCAATGATGTACGCCGCGAGGCCGATAAAGCTTGACGAGGATGCTTTCGTAGCGTCGCAGAACCGGCGCAAGAGCAGCTATCAGGAAGCGGCTGAACATCTCGACAGTGAGATAACATACGCGCCGGTGAGGACGCGGAGCGTCAGACGCCTTGGCCGAGGAGCAATAGTTTGATGGATATTACGAAAAACAAGCTGTGGGCGCTTCCCACGACTGATAAGAACCTGAAATTGCAGGAAACATTCAGCCATTTCTACTCTGACGCAGACCATATACTGATAATTTCTTCCGATAAGCCAAAGGGCGCGATAGAGGTCACGCCTGACCTCGAATACCTCCTGGCACAGTCCGATTGGCTGTGGATATGGAGCGAAAGTAACGCGGTCCGATGCGAGGAAGAACTAAAATACCGCAAAGAGCTTGACGATTACATGAAGGACTTTGAGAAGCGCTTCTTCGCAGAGCTCGATAAAATGCAGAAAGGTGGAGCGGACATTGGAAATACAGCAGATGGGGCCGATGGAAGCTCCGGCAGCAACGAGTTATAAGGCACTCGGAGAGATATTGCAGAAAGCCAACAGCATGTACGGCGACATGGGAATGAGCGACTATTTTACCGCTTTCTCCGCTGCTGGTGGGCTTGGATTTCTGAATAACTGGCCGCAGATACAGAACACCCGCGTAAAGGGCATAAACACGCGCCCTGCCGAGTTCACCAAAGATCAGATAAGCACAATGGTGCAGAACCCGGACGGCAGTGAAAAGAGCCTGAGAGCGGTGTCAGCGTCGCTTGCGTATAGCACCAAGACTTACGATCTGATCCTCAAGACCTATCCCGATACGCTTACCTATTCATGGTACGTATATCCCACGTACACCGATGCAGAGGTAAGCAAAAAGGATAAATTGCGCGACATGCTGCTGGCACAGCGGCTCGTTCAGACAGTGGGTGTAAAAGAAAAAGCCCATGAACTGTGCGGCCTGTGCATGAAATATGGCAAAGTGTTCGTCACACCGCGTATTTCGGTCGACAAAAGCCACAACAAAATAAACTACGCTTTCTTGCAGGAACTCCCGATGGACTGGTGCAAAATCGTAGGTTACAACAATGGCCCCGGCAAATACACAGTGGCATTTAACCTGTTTTACTTCATGCGGCCGGGCAATGACTGGCGTCAGTTCGGTGACCTTTTCGAGCCGTATATGCGGATTTTCGATGAGGTTGTCGTAAAAACGCCGGGGAAATACGTCTATAACACCATCGATACAGACAAATTCAAAGCCATTCACGCGAATGAGACAATAGGAAATCCCGAATGGGTAGCCGTAGGGCGGCAGTATTTCTACTGGGTAACGCTCCCTGCCGACAGGGTTTTCACCATCGAGGTAGACGATACCACTCCCCTCGTTATCCCGCCGAACACCGGCATGTTCGTGTCACTGACGCAGATACCTAATTACGAGGCTGCACAGCTCGAAATAATCCTTAATCCGTTGACGTCTGTGCTGACTGGCTCGCTTGAAACTTATGACCCGAAGAGCGCAACGGATAACGACCCTATAAGGGTCTCTGACACGACGAGGAAGCTTTTTGAGTATCTGTGGTATCAGATGCTCAATAAGAACAACACGAGCGGCATAGGGCTTTACCTTGCGCCTGCGAAAGACTTGAAGCTTCAGACGATTTCTGACACCGTTGCGAACACGGACATAAGCTCGACGGCATATTCAGACCAGATTCTTAAAGCGGGTCTCCCCTCTCTCATTCCCACCACAAACGACCCAAAGGTCGGCGTGGCGCAGCTTTCAGCTTGGCTTGCGGCTTCTTATGCTAAGTTCATATATGGCAGCATGGAGCGGATTATGAACTGGCTGATAGAGAGCCTGAACTGCAAGACCCCGATGCGCTTCAAAATGTTCGGCGACATCTTCAAGATAGATGACGAAATTGAGAACGCACGCAAGGGCATGACCAACGGCTGTCTCACCGATACGCTCAAATATGATGCGCTGTCCGGACACACGATACTTGACGATATTGCAATATCTGATTTTGTGGACGAAAGCGGCGTGATGGATAAGCGCAGACCGCTTGTGACATCGTATTCAGCCAAGCAGGATACCAGCGGACTTCCGCCGCAGGCAAAAAAGGAAATCTCCGAGGACGGGCGACCGGAAGAACGCGGCAGCATAAACAGCGAGACGCATGAGGAAGAGATATGAAAGATCGTGCTCAAGAGAAACCGCCTGAGTTATCTGCCGAAATGATAGCAATTATTAACCGACTGCTTCAAGAAGGCAAGCGGCTGGAAATTGCCGCGAAACCCAACGGGATTCACCTTTGGGAGATTAAAAACAAGAAAATAGAGATGTAAGGAACCTCATGTAGGAGGTTCGACAAAGCCAAAGCAGGGCTATTAGCACGAAGAAATTCGTGTTGGTAGCCCTGCTTTTTTATTTCACCGCAAGGGAGGAATGAGACTTGAGAGACTTTTACGCCGCATATCGGGAGGACAGATATTCCTTCCTTTATGAACCGATGCGCAGAGCTATGAGCGCGATGGGAAATGCCATGTGGAGTTTCGCGGCGATAAAAGAACAGACATGGTACAGCGGCTATGCGGCGCTGACACGAGCCATTCACGCGCTTGAACACAAGCAGCCCGAATACATTGACCAGTTCAAAGACATCATGGCGAAACTCGGTCTTCCGCTGAGTTATCCCTCTATCCCGGAAGTGCAGGACAGGTTTGCTTCCGTGGGAGAGGTGCTGGACAAGTGCATCAGCCTTATCGACGACGTGAATGATGGGCTGTCCGAGGTCATCGAGGTTTGCGACAATGCCAATTTCGAGCCGCTGGCACGCTATGCCGAGAACGTCCAGATGGAGAACTATCAGGACAGGCAGTGGCTGTGCGAGGCCAAGGCAATGGCGGAAAACGGCGGGATTAGCAGCACCAGTTTTGATAACTGGCTCAACCGCACGCTCAACGTGCCGCAGAAAGAGTGATGTCTTATGGCCAAGAACAGATACAAAGGCGCTGAAATAACGCGCACATCGCGAGGGCAGCTAAAAATTCTGTCCTCTGGCGATAGAAAACTCTACCGGGTCGAGCTATGGATGCTGAACGACAAGGTGAACCGCAACAACTGGAAGTACATCAACCTCGCGGCGCACCTGCCTGAGTTCAAGGACATTCCCATTCTGACGGCCTATCTCCCAAGCGGGAAGATCGGCGATGGGCACAACTACGACCTCAAGAGAGACCCGAAAACGGGTGAAACCTACGCTTCTTTTACTGCCGCCGATGCCGAGAGGATAGTCGGCTGGATCCCGAAAGATGCGGATATCCGCTTAGAGCGGAAAGAAGACACAAGCTGGATAGTGGCCTCGGCATTTCTGTGGAAATGGTACGCACCGGAATTGGTTGACATGATCGCTCGGCAGGGGAACGGCATGGAAATCTCCATAGAAACGCTGGTGACCAAAGAACATATGGAAGGCGACGTTGCGGTCGAAGAGGAATACGTAGTGCTCGGCGTCACCGTCCTTGGCGCGGGAGTTGCCCCGGCTGTAGCGGGTGCGACCATCCAGTCCCTCTCTGCGATGAGAAACAGCATGGAAAAGATGTGTCTCAAAGCTGCCTCATACGCAAAGGAAGCTACAGCCAAAACAACCACACACGACAAAGGAGTGAAAGAAAACATGATTGACAAAGCACGACTCAAGGCGCTGTCGGAGAAGTTCAACGGCTATACCGTGGTCGGCGCTTCGAGCGATCTGAAACTTCTGGCTCTTGTGAACGCGAACGGTGAGCCTTTTACCTACTCCGTCGAGGAGAGCGACAAGGGCAACATCATTCCTGACCGAATAATGAGAGCCAACGCCTACGTTTCCTACAAGATAGGCGAATCCGAAGTTCAGGCGAGTCTCGATGCCTTTATGGGCGAGGCTGAAATCCGCTACAACGCCGCAACTGAGCAGGCGCAGGCCGACGCAAAGACCATCAAGCACCTTTCAGAGCAGCTTGACGCGATGAAGGGCAAGGAGGACAAGCGCCGCCTGAACGCCGCAAAGACCGCCCTTGAGGACGAGTTCAAGCAGTGCAGCGGCGCGGAGGGCAAGTTCGACAGCGAAATCCTCAAAGACCTCAAGGCGAGGGTTGAGAACGGCGATTTCACCGCTCGTGAGGACGCTGACGGCAACTGGATCGGCGAAGCAGAAGTACGCATGAGTGTCAAGGCGCTGTGCATGGACGAGCAGAAGAAACTCGACGAAGCAGCTGCCAAAGCAAGCGAGAAGCACTACTTCAACTTCAACAACATCAAAGGCAACTCTGGCGGCAGTCCGCGCACTTTCGGCGAGCTTTTCAAGGGCGACGCTCACGAATAATGAAAAAGGAGTGACAAAATAATGGCTTTTACTGAGAAAACCGCATTCCTTCCGAGAATGTGGAATAACCGCAACGACGACCTGCAGAACATCGCGGGTAAGTTCGGCAGCCTCTCCGGCACGACCTTCACCCCCGCTGACTGCTCCGCAGGCTTCATCTGCAATAAGGGCGCACACATGGCGACCGGCGGCTACCAGATGACCGCAGCCGCAGACGGCACTAAGGACGTTTACTTCTGCAATCCCGGTGACGTACAGCGCGGCATGATCGGCAACGGTCTTTACGCAGAGGGTATCAACACTCTCGGCCTTGGCATCCCGTCCGGTGTACTGGACACCTTCTCCAAGGCTATTCCCGGCGAGACATACGCTTTCGGCGAAGGCAACTTCTCCACCGCAGTAGACGCTACGACCAACATCTACGCCACCATCGCAAACGGACAGCTCGTCGGCACCAATGCTGCCCCCGCAGCCGGTTCTGGCATCTACTTTGAGCTCGATAAGGGGCTCGGCATCGACTCCTGGACTGAGTCCAACTATAACGCGGGCAGCAGATTTAACATGCTGTGCCGCAAAGCATAAGGAAGGGAGGACGCACAACAATGAATGAACTGCTGAAGTTTAACTCTGCCCTCGGCAACCTGACCAGCAAACCGCTGTCCGGTGACGAGTACACAGACCTTGTTACTCGCGGTAGGATCCTCGCTCTTGAGAAGGCTGGCCGCGAGAAAAACAGAGCGCTTGCCGCTGCTGGCAAGCCCACTGAGGACTTTGCGTTTGCCTGCAACAGCGCGAAGGCTTTTGAGGAGCAGTGCCGCGAATGGACTGATGACGTGCTCTACTTTGCCGCTTCCAAGGCAAATTCCGTTGTCGGCAAGTCTACTGACCGCAAGGATCGCAGCACTTTTGCCAATATGTCTCTCGCCACCGACCCCATCTTCCTCAAGGTCATGGCAACCATCATCGGGGCTACCTACTACCCCGTAACTCCTGCCCTCATTTCCCCGCTGGTGGGTGAAATGGTTTCCGTGGAGACCACTCCCAAGGGCAAGACCAAGACCATCAACGTGACTTCCAACGCTGTGTTCCAGTACAGAGACACCTCTTGGACTGCTCTGCGCAGCGTGCCGCAGGATCAGCTCTACGGCAACACTATCACGCTCAACCCCAAGCCTTTTGCCACTCGCGGCGTTATCAACTTCTACCAGATGATTGGCAACGAGGGCAACCTCGTCGATACCGTCGCCGCAATGGCTGGCGGCTATGCGGCCTACATCATGCAGAAGTTCACTACCGCCTTCGTTGAGGTTGCGGGCAACACCAAGTATGTCCCCTCCGCTCTGAAAGCCACCAGCTACACGAGCAACAACTGGGCGACCGTCTGCCAGAATGTTGCAAAGGCTAACCGTGTCCGCCGCGATCAGCTCATCGCCTACGGTGATTTCATGGCACTGCGCAATGTCATCCCCGATACCACCGGGCTTGCCAACGCGATCATGTACCAGCTCGGCGATCAGTACTTCCGCAACGGCTACATAACCTCCAAGGATGGCGTGCTTCTCTACGAGATTCAGCCCACCTCCACGCCGGAGACCATCAACACTACCCTGACCAGCATCTTCCCGACCGACATGATCATCATCGCTGCCCGCGCAAACGAGCGCTATGCACCTATGGTCATGTGCTTCGAGGAGGGCGCTGACACTCAGATCACCCTCACTCCGGGCGAGGACACCATCGCAACCGGCAGAATCGAGCTTCTGCAGGTCGACAGCGTCGATATTGCCCCCGTCCTGGCAAGCCGTATAGGCATCATCTCTGGCGTCACCAGCGCCTGATAATCCGCAAGCAGAGGAGGGACAACCTCCCTCCTCTGTCATCTGCCATGAAAGGAGAAATTGAGAGATGGCAATGAGCGAAGAGCAGAAAAGAAAAATGGCCGAGGGCAGGAAGAAGAAAGCGGCTGAAAAGGCTGCTGAAGCTGCCAAGCCGAAGGAAGCGGAGAAGCCCGTAGAGCCTGTTGTACAGGCGGTATATGTCACTCCCAACGAGAAGATGGTGCAGTGCATCTACATTGACAGCGTTATCCCGAACAACGAGATCATCATCGGCAATGGCCGAAAGATAAGTGGCAGCGGACGAGTGTTCTCTGTTCCTCTAAGCGAGTTTGAGAGCACGTTCATTACACCGCTGATAGCAAAACTCATCAAAACCCGAAGAATCATAGTGCTGGACGGCCTGACCGACGAGCAGAGAAGCCTTTATGACTGCGAGTACGCCGAAAATGAAGTCATCCGCCGCGAGGGTGTTTTTGATTTCTTCTTCAAGAAAGAGATCCCCGAAGCCGCAGAGATATTTGGCAGCCTGTGCGCAGAGCATCAGGAGCTTGTAGCGGCGCGCTTCATGGATGCCTATCTGAACGATGGCAGCCCCCTCAAGCGGTATGTAAGCCGTGCCAGAGTCGTAGCGCTCAACAATATATCTAAGGAAAAGCACAACGGCGAGGGCATTTTCAAGCCCATGCTCGAAGCGCTGAATGCAGAAGATGTCTAATCAGGAGGATGTTCCCAAATGAATGAAGTGGTCATTGCGATACTTGGCGGCAGCGCCGGGGCAGCCATTATAAATGGCGCATTCAAGCTTATTGAATTAGCGGCAAACAGAAAGGCGCAGAAAGCTGATAAAGCCGAAGCCAAGGCGGACAATGACAAGCTTCAGGATAGCGACATCGCAGAAATCAAAGAGGCCATTAAGTCCATCGGAGAGAAAATTAGCGAACTCGAAAAAAAAATCGCGGACGTGATGGCAGGCGAAAAGGAGTCCTTGGGCGACCGGGTCAAGCATTTGTGTGAGAAGTACGTCGAGCAGGGCTTCGTTTGGATGGATGACCTCGCAGACTTGAAGCGCATGCACGAAGTATACCACACCACCCTCAAAGGGAACGGTTTTTACGACGATGTCATGGCTAAAGTTGGGGACCTCCCAATCAGAGTAAAAGAAAGGAAGATACCAAAATGATAGAAAACATGACCAATGCAGCAGTGGAAATTGCTGCCAATCTCATTACCCAGCTTGCGATCATAGCCCTGACCACCGCATTTGCGTGGCTCACGGCCAAGATAGGAAAGAACAAGCACCTTGAGAACATCAACGCCGCCAAGGATGAGCTGAAAGATGCCGCCATCCAGACCGTAGGTGAACTGAATCAGCTCTTTGTTTCCACTTGGAAAGAGACTCAGGGAGGCAAGCTCACGGAAGATCAGGTTGCAAAACTCGGCGCAGAACTTGTTAATTTGACCCTTAAAAAGATGAGCGGCAGTGCAATTAAAGTCCTTGAAGCTGCCAGCATAGACCTTGAGACCTACATACACGGCGTAGCTGAGGACTGGATTGGAACCCTCAAAGGCAACGGCGTAGGGGTTGGCGTCATCAACGGCATTAAGTAAATGAATTTTTCGGAAGCGAGGTGAGTTTTGAATGAGCACAGCATGGGAACCAATCGAAACGCAGGCGATGACCTACATAAAAAACGATTTGTCCCTTGATTGGGAAATGAAAAACCGCCTCGCTGTCTTCTACAACCGCATGGCAGCGTACATGGATTGGGCTATTCCCCTTTTCAACCGTCCGCCTGAAATGCTGTTAAAACTGCAAAACCTTACCGCCCCAGATTTCGAGGATGTGGACTACATCCCCACAGAGAAGCAGGAAGCACCCGTGACAATAGAAACAGGACTCACTGGCTTCGATATTTGCTCATGCGGACTTATGGGCAAAGATCAGTTTGGAAATGTGACTTACTCCCCTGTTTCCTGTGTTTACTCCGCTGAGACCGGCGACGTTGTTGTGAACATCGACCTATCCCCGGACGATACATTGTCCATCAACTTTTATAAAAGCGGCGAGTTTGCCGCAGACCTCAGCCGGACGGAGCAGACCATACTCGCCTATGCGATATACGCGGCGTGGGAGCACCGCTTCGACAACAACGCCATAGAGCGCACATCCAAGATACGCGACAGCTCTTTCACGACGATAAGCGAGGCTTCACAGACGAACGCCAACACCGCGCGGCAGAAAGAGGTCATGCAGCAGTTCTACGGCATGCTCCGCCACTACGAGGAGAACAGAAACTACATAGCAACTGTTCTCAGCACAAATCTTTCATAAGAGGAGGCGGGGCATGAATCTGAACAAACTGGCGCGAAACGCCGGGATGGTCGGCGGATGCGACTACGCCCCGCTGACAAACGAGTGGATGCACTCGCAGGGGCTGCAAAAGCAGTATTTCACCCATCCGACGCAGGCTAATGCCGTAGACGTTGGTGATCTCGCAGACAATGTATTCAACACAGCATGTCAGGGAGTAGATACATCCAAAGACTGGTACGAATACACGCCCATCCAGATCCGCTCGACCTTTGCATCTTCCTCCGCCACGGGCGAATTGCAGCCGGACGACTGGCAGCGTATCTATATCATCCAACCCGCAGGACTGACTTATATCCCCATCGGCTCTTACATGCAATATGCCAACAACTGGTGGATCGTCTACAAGCCCAACAACATGGGGCTTGGAATAGGTCAGGCTGTTGTGCGGCGCTGCAACGCCGTCATTAATGTCCTCGACTACTACGGCAACGTCATTTCTATCCCCATGAGCTACGCCAAGATGGGCACTCTCGGCAACGCAAGCCATGCAACGGAGAACAGTATCACAGCGAAGAACTATATCTCCTGCGTGTGTCAGCTCAACAAATACTCCAAGAGCTTTGTTGAGAACACACGGCTCCTGCTGGGCAATATGTCCTACGCAATGCGAGGCGTGAACAACTTCACGCGCGAATTTACGAACGAAGCCGACAGCGTACATATCATCACATTCACGATAGAGCTGACAGAGCCGCTGCCGCAGGACGACTTTGAACGCGGAGTAGCTGACGGGCTTGCGTTCAACTGGCAGATCTCCGTGACCGCAGACAAGAGCATGAACGCCGGTTCAACACAAACATTGGCCGTAAAAAGCATCAGGAACGGCGAGAGCGTTGTTTCTACTGCCGAGAACCCCATTACCTATGTATTTACATCATCTGACACAAACGTGCTCACAGTGGATGAAAACGGGCTTGTAAAGGCTGTTGGAGAAGGCTCTGCGACAGTAACCGTTACGCTTGCTCAAAATCCGGACGTTGCGCAGACCGTGGACATCACTGTTGCCGCTGTTGGCGAAGGCTACGTCGCCTTTACCAGCACTCCCCTGACAGCGCTTCACTCTCTTGAAACTGCCGAGATAAGCGCAGTTTGGTTCGAGAACGGTACTGCAACAGACGATGTTGTCACTTTCAGTTTTTCGGGAGCTGATGAGGACGCATACAGCGCAGACGTGCGCGGCAATAAGGCAACACTCACCTGCTACGGGCTTTCAGATAAGCCACTGATAGTGACAGCCACGCGCGAAGACAGTACCGCTCAAATGAGCATAGAACTTTTGGATTGAGGTGAAATCCCATGAAGTACGAATGTACCCACGCTCGCGAGGCAGACGGCATCCCTTACATAATCTGTGACCGAGAACCAATGCCCTCCGCCGTGGATAAACAGAATCTGTATCATTCGCTTTGCCCCTATCAGCGTTTTTGTGGGCAGAAAAGATGCGCAGTGCTGCTCCCTGAATGGGTGCGTTGCAAGAAAAACGCCGCTGATAAGCCGCAGGAGAGCGCAGGGAAGCCGGTAGTCGCTAAAGCGGGCGCGGATACCCTCGCAAAGAAAAGCGTGCAGAAACGCCGCAAATAAGCTTTAACGCCAAAGGAAAAGGAGAAATGACGATGGCGATCACGATAACCGAAGAGATTCTGAGAAAGGCAGACGATTATCTGAGCCTGTCTCAAAAGGAAGGCATGGCAAAAGCGTTTGCCATTGCCTGTGTAGAAGAAATGAAAACTCCCGGAGGCGATACGCTGCCCCCTCTGCTGAGAGAACGTTTCGGCGTAAAGCAGCAGTTTCTTATGGGCGTTTTCGCAAAGAGTTATCTGCATCAGAACTTCAAGAAGCAGAACTTCATTTGGGAAGGCGTAGAAACGATTTCCGGTGAACTAGATTCCTGCATGAGCGAAGAGGCCTACGACGAGTGGGCGCAGAGCCATGTTTTCTCGCAGATGAACCGCTTTGTGCGCCGCCATGACAACGATCTTTCGGACAAGGCTTATGAAATCATGAACGATTTCAAGACGTTCTCAATGATGCTAAATGACAGCATCCATGCGCTGATAGAGCAGAACAATGACCCTGTGGGGCGTGTGATGAGAACCTTGACCGCCGAAATCACACCCGAACTCACAAAGGAAATCCTCGCACAGCTGGACGAGGTCAAGGACATGGCAGAGCAGCTTCAGAAGGAGAAAGAAAATGCCTGACTGGATAGGCGCGCAGCCCTCCACTGATAGCCCCTACTACCCCTATACGAAGGTTGTAGCGGGCAACACGATGAAGGGAGCCGAAGAGCTCCCGTACAGGTTGATGAAATACCTAATGGACTTGCCGTCACGCGGCTATACGCCGCCCTCGGATAACAGTTTTCCGAGGGCGAGACTCAAGAAACTCCTGTATTGGGACGGCGCAAAGCCGCTTGAACAGCCACTTCCGACACCGCAGCAGATTAAGGCGATTCAATTCGACCCTCTGCATCCAGCAGACTCGCCAGATGCAGAACGCGGGTACAGAATCTTCCCACAGGAACTCGTCAGGCAGAGTCAGGATACAGCGCAGAGCGTTTTGAGAATCTATCTCGGCCCCGCAAACCGCATCCAGCAGAAAAACACCTACGTTTTTCGACAGACCATCATCTACTGCATCATGTGCAACTACGGCATTGAGGCAAACATGCAGGTGATGGGAAATTCAAGGTCTTACGCCATAGTACAGGCGATTCTTGAAGCCACTGAGGGTGTGAACTTCGGCGGGGTCGGCTCACTGAACACCTACCAAATCACAAAGTTTGATGACGAGCGCGTGAACACCGGCTACAAGATTTATCAGTACATCGACTGGAACGGCGATGACAACATCTAAAGGCATACACGCCGAGGAGAAAATATGCAAGGCGTTAATAAATATGCAAATGAAGTCCGAGAAAACAAAGAAATCGAGTTCAATGGACTGACATTTTACCCGCTGACGGTGCGCGACTTTCCCCTGTATCGAAGCGCAGCCGCCGCATTTGAACTTATGCAATCCTCATTGCCGCCGAAGTTTGCCCGCCTGTCATGGTGTCAGTGCCTTGACGAAATGGACAAGCTCGGCAACGGCAGTCCTTTTTTGGAACCAGTTCTCAATGTTGTAGCAAAAGCGTTGAGGCTCGAAAGAATCAAACTGTCTGACTGCGCATACGGGTATCAGCTTTCCACCCTGCGGAAAGAGGGCACTCTTATGGGCATTTACATCAGGGAGCACGAAACTGTTCTGACCATCCAGATGATGGATGAGGTACGGCAGATAATTGCCGCCCAAAACGACTATCAGCTTCCGGACGAAAAATGGAACCCGGAACTGGTCGCGGCAGAGCAGTACCTAAACAGCCAAAATATGCCGAAGCTCGATATTGAGATCGAGGCGTGGGTCTATTCCGTAGCCGCGAATGTGGGAAAAGATGCGGACGAGCTATGGGATTGGCCGATACGCAAATTCAGAGGATTTGACAGAGCAATCGACAGAACCCTCGGTTACCAAATCTACACGTTGGCTCAAGCGGTCGGGCTCACGAAGTTTGAGAAAGGCGCGCCTTATCCGACGTGGAAATTCGACAGGATTTCGGAGCTGCCTGCCGGATTCAAGACACTGACACAGCTCGAAGCCAAGGCAAAGGGGCAACTCCCTGAGCCGATGTCACAATAACAAGGAGTGATACATAATGTATTCTTTCAACCCTCAGTATGAGTTTTCCAAGGGAATCGTGTACTTTGAGGCGTTCGATGTCGCTACCGACGATCTTGTCGGCTTCTCCAAGTACGTAACCGACTTTTCTCCCGCGGGCAGCATGAATGACGGCGCAGTTGAAGGCGGCCCCGGCAACATGCTTATCATCAACATTCCCGACACCTCCCGTCTGACCTTCACGGCCAAGACCGCCGACTCCGCGCTGAACAACATGGCGCTGACTATCGGCCAGAGCCTGACCGGCAACGGCGTCGTTGAGACCTCAAAGCCCGTTGTAGCAAGCGGTGCGGCGCTGACCATAACCGGTGCTGTGGCTCCCCTTGGCGGTCAGAACGGCGCTGTGGCCTACATTCTCGGCTCTACTGGCAATGACAAGGACACGGTGGCAGCAAACAGCGGCAAGGCTTACAAGGTCGGCAGCGATGGCACTATTCAGGGCTTCACCGCTGTTTCCGGCAACACCTACTGCGTGAAGTATTTCGTGCAGAACAGCTCTGCCCTGCAGCTCGCAGTTCCCGCGCTGTTCCAGCCGAAGGTCGTCCGCGTCCACTTTGCGGTCAACATCTACGCCAAGAATGGCGGCGGTGATGCGAAGAACTCTTCTCTCTTCAAGATTCGCCACTATTACATCCCCTACTACTTCTTCACCGGCGCACTGTCCGACACCATCAACCAGACCACTCCCGGTTCTGTTGACCTGTCCGGCAACTGCCTGACCGCTGATGAAGTCGGCACCGATGTCTGCGTAAGCAACGCCATGCCGAACTACTGCTACATCGTTGATGAGTTTGTTTCCGGCACTTCCACCGGTTCCGTCGAGGGTGTCTACTTTGTCGGCGCTGGCGCAGGTGTTTCCGTAGTAAACGGCAAGACCACCGAGCTTGTCGCCAAGTATGACGTTGCCGGTAATCTCACCAACATCTCCGACATGAGTGAGGTCACTTTCTCCACTGGCGCAGAAGAGACTGCGAAGTTCAACGACCCGCACTCCCCTGTGCTGACCGGTGTAGCTGCTGGTACCACCACGGCCACTGTCACCGTGACCAACAGCATTTCCAAGGTGACCTACACCGACACAATCCCCGTAACCGTCACCTAAATCAAAATAAAGCCCCCGGCGCAAGTCGGGGGCTTATCCAAGACAGATGAATGATTCTTTCAACAAGGGATTATTCCTGTGTTTTGGAGGGCAATATGAGCGTCTTACAAGATTATTTGCAGATTCGCGGATTGCTAGATTCGGCCATTGAAAATGCACTAAGAGACAGCGTTGCTGATGGGCTAAAAGAAGCAATACAGAAAAAGGCAAAAGAAAATGTTTACATCTACCCTGCGTCTCCATCCGCTATGTACAAGCGGCGCGAAGAAAATGGAGGTCTCATTGATGACACGACCATGCTGACCACCGTCGATGGATTGACACTGACACTGGAAAACACAGCAGAGCCGCAGCACGCCGACGGCATTGATCTCACTCCAATCGTCGAGGAGGGCGATCCTGCTTGGCATCAGCCCTTTGCTCGTCCCTTTATGGATGAAGCGCGAGACGAATACGTGGACGATGGAAAAGCCGACAGCGATATTGCCGCTGCATTAAGGGCTATGGGATTCACGGCTTCTTGACCGGATTTGTGGGCTTTGGAGAGGATTTTTTCTTGGCTTTTGAGGACTTATCAGTTCGCAGCATGGCAGCAAGCGCCCACTGCTGGCCGAGAGACATACCTCCTTGACCTTGTGCGAAGGCTTGAGCAGCCATCTGGGATTCATCCCAATTCATGATATCAACTCCCTTCTATATAGATTATACACTATGCGCCGTTATGTTGCAAGCGGAGGTTAACGCTGAATGAGCACAATAGTACAGATACAAGTAAATGTAAATGACGCAAAAGCGATAGCCTCGCTTACCAACATAGAGAACATCGGCAAAAGACTGAGCAGTACACCAATAGAGATAAAAGTCAACGCCGGGGCTGTTGACAAAGTCTCAAAGTCGGTTATCCAGCTGGCGAAAGAGCAGACCAAACAGGCTACTGCAAGCGCAAAGCAGGCAGCGGCAGAAGCCAAGGTTCAGGTCGCGCAGGAAAAAACGAAGCAAACTTCTAACAGACTTGCCGCACAACAAGAGAAAACCGCGCAGTCGGCCAATAGATTGGCTACTGGGCAGACCAAAGCCGCATCCGCAACGCAAAAAGCGGGCACCGAGGCGCAGAAAACTTCGGCGCTGACCGACCTGCTGGGAGACAGCCTTGGTCGTATCGTTGCCAAGCAGGCGGCATGGCAGCTGATAGGCAACGGCATTGCCGCCGTGAAGAACTCTTTTGTTGAAGCTCTTTCCACCATGAAAGAGGTCGACAGTGAGCTTGCGACCGTGCGCAAGGTCACCGGCATGACCAAGGACGAGATGGATGCTCTTGGCGAATCGGCGTACTCCACCGCATCTAAGTACGGCGTTGCAGCAAACGAGTACCTCCAGAACGTTTCTACTTTCGCCCGTGCAGGTTACAAAGAAGCCGCACAGGGTCTTGGTGAGTTGGCCATAAAGACACAGCTCGTCGGCGACACGGATCAGGAGACAGCATCGCAGTTTCTACTTTCGGCAGACGCAGCATGGAAATATCACGGCAACGTTGAAAAGCTTTCCCTCGCACTGGATGAAGCAAACACTATAGATAACAACTATGCAACATCCATCCAGAAAATAGCTGAAGGCTTGCCCATCGTTGCCAATGTAGCCTCAATGGCTGGAATGTCCATGGAAGAAACCATGGCCATGCTCGGCACGATCACCGCCACTACGCAGGAGAGCGGTACAAAGGCGGCAACTGCGGCCAGAGCGCTTATTCTCAACATTCTAGGCGATACTACTACCGAAATTTCGGATGGCGTGACAGCAACCGAGGAATCCGTACAGTCTCTTAGCGGCATACTCCAGAAGTACGCCCCCGATGTTGTCGCGGCGGCAGAGGCCACAGGGAAGCTTATAAACCCGATGGAAGCCATCGAAGCACTGTCAAAGGCGGCCAAGGATGGACTTATCTCCGAAGCAGATTTGATGCAGATGGTCTCTGCCCTCGGCGGAAAACTCCGCACGAACCAGCTCCTTGCGCTCCTTGAGAACTTCGATATGTACAAAAGCATGTTGGCTGATATGGGCGTCGCTGCGGGCAGCGCCGATCAGGAAGTCAGCGTCATGCTCGATACTTGGGACGCGAAGGCAAATATTCTCAAGAATACATGGACTGAGTTCGTCTCCAACATGGCCGATACCAGCCTTATAAAAGGTGGACTTGATGTTATCACTGGACTTGTCAAGGTTCTTGATAGCGACTTCGGCCACCTTGTCGTCACTGTAGCTGGTGTGACAGCAGCGTTTGCGCTTATTTCCAAGGGCGCGGTTGCGCTCAAAACTGGCATAACTGCGCTCGCCTTGGCGCAAGGGCCTTTAGCTGCCGGGACTCTGGCGAGTGCCGCCGCTCTCAAAACGCTTACTGCTGCGATGCTTGCAAACCCCCTCTTTTGGGTAGCAGGCGCCACGGCAGTAATCTACGGCATAGTAAAAGCCGTAGATGCGCTCACCGTTACCTATGAAGAGCAGGCGCAGATTTTGTCTGACCTCGAATCAGAGTATGAGACTACCTACGGCAAGGGAACGCGCTTTGACGAGCTCAAGAGTAGAGTCAATGAGCTGACAATCGCTGAACAGAACGAATATAATATTCTGAAAATGCGCAACGACGAGGCGGAGCGGCAACTCCAACTTGCAAGGGACGCCGAGTACGACAAGTGGATGGATGCCAACTGGAGTAAAAAGACGGCAGTTTCTTCAGACACTTTTGACAGCAAGGCGGGGCAGTCATCGACTTTGGGTGCAGACACCGTAAGTAAGTTCAGGAGCGAGCTGGCCGCTGCCCATGACGAGTATGCGAAAGGCGAGACTACACTAACCGAGTACAGGAACGCGATCCTCGACATCGCGTCGAACTACGACGATCTCTATGACAAACTCTCCGATTACAAGAAGGATGGCCGTAAACTCGGTGATGACGCAGAGGATCTCATTAAAACATACGAGACCGTCGCAAAACAGGCAAGCGAAATCGACACTGGCGGAACGGACGCGGCAGCGGATTCGTTTGAGGAAGTAAAGAGCTCGGTCGACGCAGCGACAGAAGCTTTACAGAGATACAACGCCGAACTTGACGGGCTGGCTGACAAAGAAGCCAACGCAAATGCGATGCAGACAGCCTTCAACAACGCCATGAAGGATTTTCAGGCAGGCAAAGTCAGCTCGGCATACGTCAAGTCTTTCTACGACCAGTTTATCCCCGACGATATAAAACAGCAGTTTGGGTATAGCGTCGCCGATGCTATGGAATGGGCGATGAGCGACAGCAACCTCGGCAAAATATTCAACAGCGGCGATATGTTTGGTGCATTTTATGATGTCATCAATGAAGCCGCGCAGGGTGGCTCACTCGACGGAATCGTCTCGTTCGATGACAGCGGGGCGATCACAGCGATCTCCTCCTATAAGGAACTCGCAGAACAACTCGGAATAACCGAGGGGATGGCGCAGGCTCTCGCTCAGGGACTCAGTGTCTACATGGACGGTGTCTTCTACACAGGAGAGGAAGCCTCCAATATCGTATCACAGTTGGGTGACAAACTCGGTGAGGGTTCGCATTCTCTCTCAGACTATGCGTCTGCACTCTCTCAAATCACTGGACAGACGACCGTCGAGGGACTTCTCAGCGTATTTGAGGGGCTGGAACGAGCAGGAGCTGTCAATTGGGCAGATAAACTCGGTGTAGGTTCCGCTGAGGAAGCCCGTAGTCAAATAATCTCGACAATCGAGGCGCTTCTCGGAGAGACAGACGACGCCAAAGCCAAAGCTAAGGATCCTGTTACGTTTGATGTTGACGCGGAGATTGATGAGGCAAACGCAAAGCTTGCTCAATTAGACGAGAAGAAAAAAACCGCCTCCGGTTCGGTGGATGTGCCGGTAACCGTCCCTGGCGCGGCAGAGGCCGAGCAACAGCTTGGCGATGTTAAGCAAGCGAAGGATGACGCAAGCGGAGATGTGGAGTCTGGCGTGGATGCGTCGGGAGCAGCAGAAGCGGCGAGCGAACTGCGTGACGTTGGCGATGCCGCAAACGAAATCCCCGATTCCAAGCAGATACACGTTTCCGTTAGAGACAACGCAAGGGGCGTACTCAATGCAATCTATTCACGCCTTGCCTCGATTCGGAGCAAAACCGTCACGATCACCACAATAGAGAAAAAATACAAGCAAACAGCAAGCGGTGCCCTCATCCCAACTAATGCGGGCGGCACTCAAAATTCTCCCGGTGGTCGCGCGGTGGTCAACGACGGTGCGCCGGTTAATGGCAGTTCGGCAGAACTTATCGTGGACAACGGCGATGCCTATATTGCCAATGGCGGCAAAATGGCCATTGTCGACCTGTCCCCCGGTGCCAAAGTCTACACCGCAAAGCAAACCCAAGATATGCTTACCGGCGAGAAAGAAGAAATTCCGATGCACGCAGGCGGCACAGGGCTTGTAAGACCCGGCGGCAATGGTGGTGTCTACGGCGGCGACCACAGCGGCGGAACTGGCGTCGGCGGCAGCACAGCCAGCAACACCGAAGAAGACGATTCGCTAAAAAAAGAAGTCAGTGAAAAGCTCGACAACATAGACAAGCAGATTGAGCTTGCCCGGAACCGGAATGACCGAGCCAAAGAACAGGCTTTGCAGGAGCAGGCCGCAAAGATGGTTCGAGATTTCGTGCAACAGTACCTCAACAAGGGATACAGCAACACATCAAACGAAGTTCTTGATCTTCTGAACCGCGGTTACGGCTACTCTGATGACCTTATGGGCGAGTTGGTCGACTCATTGGAGGCTCTTACCGATTCGACCAACGCAGCCAATAAGCTTGCAGAGAAGCAACAGGCGGTTGAAAAGGCACGGCAGGAGCTTGAGAACGCAAAAAAACAGCGCACGGTCAGAATCTACAATCCAGTCACCGGACAGTGGGAATGGGTGGCAAAAGCCGATGACATCCTCAAGGCTCAAGAGAATCTGGCAGAGGCAGAGAAAGATTATCAGGATGCCAAAATCGAGCAGGAACTTGATGCGATCAAGAACGGCAATATCGGTGATATTGGTGACCTGACCATGAGTCCGGCGCTGCGAGAGCTGATAGCGAACGCGAGCGATGAGGAGCAGAAGCGCATTGCCGATATTCTGCACGCCATTTCAGGCGGTGCAAAGAACACCACCGATACCACCGGCGAGAGCATCTTCCGCAGCACCGACAGTCACGACGTATACTACCAGTTCGGTGATTTGAAGCTCTCTGAAGCCGAGGCGAAAAACATGACCGTCAAGGAGCTTGCCGAAAAGCTCAAGACTTTGAAGCTCACTTAAACGGGAGGCATGAATATGCTCGAAGGAATCATAGAGTTTTGGAATGCACTAAAACCCAAGGTGGAGCAGGCAGTAAACGAGAAAACCGGGAACTGCCTGCGTGTGGACAGGTTCGACGTCGTCGCCGCTCCAAGTAACGGGAAGATATCTGTGCGTCAGCCATACGGGCGCACGATATCCATCCCGTACTGCGAAGAAGTCGCAACCGCCACAGCCGGAGACACAGTGCTTGTCATCTGGTGGGGAAGCCTGTCGACCGGCAAAGCATGGTGTTTCGGCGACGGGCCGAAGTGATGGGAGGTGAGAAGCTTTGCTTTTTCAGCCGTCAAATATAAGCCCTGATGAAATAAACAGCAGCGGTACAGTAGACCTGACGCAGCCGCTGGACATAAGCTGGCAAGTCAATGGGGATTCCCCTATGCTTGCGTATCAAATTGTTCTCTATGAAAACAATTCTGCTTCTACCGAAAAGTACGACACCGGCAAAGTCTTGCTTACGACCCCGTTTTGGGGCGTGAATTACGCAGGAGAGACTCAATTCTATACCGTAACCATCCCAAAAGCGACACTGAGCGCAAGCGGCATCACGAACGGCAACGAATACAAGTTCGTGATTACTCAATGGTGGAGCGGTTCTGCCTCGGTAACGCAGTCGACAGCGTCGCTGCTTCTCGGCAGGAGCACTCCAACGGTCAAAATATCCGCCATAAGCAATCCGCTGACAGGGTATTCAGCAACATTCACCGGAACGTATTCACAGGCACAGAGCGACGCTCTCGCATGGGTACGGTGGCGCATATGCGAAGTTGACAGCGAAGGCAACCGTGGAGACGCGTTTGTGGACACCGGCAAAATATATGGAACCGGTGAGTTAAGGGTAGACTATTCCGGATTCCTCAACGACACCAGTTACAGCATCATCCTTGATGTTCAGACGGTAAACGGCGTTGATGCGTCAAGCGGCTGGGTAGACTTCCATGTTGAATACGAGGTATCCGAAGATTCGGTCGGCAGTGCAAGCGCCTGTCAGACCTCGGACGGAAGCGTGCTGGTAACTTGGGCGCAGATAGAAACGACTCAAGGTTACGACATCTATCGCAGAACGACCGGACAGAGCAATCTTGAAAAGATCGTGACCGTCGGGCGGACAGTCGGGGAGATTCGAGATTGGAGTGCGTGTTCCGGGCAGGAATATACATATTATGTTTTCCCTACAGGCCCATTGGCATACCTCACTGCTGCAATCGTCACCAACGCCGTGAAAGTGCAGTTCTGGATGTGGAATATCATAGAAGCCACTCCCAATGCAGACGGCACATATACCGCTGTGGCAAGCTACTTCTTCCGCTTTGGCAGCGGCGGTGTGGCTGAGGGACAGTTCTCCAACAACAACTCCCCTACCCTGCAGAAGAACTTCACCCGATACCCAACGCGGCAGCCAGAAACGCCTAATTACCTTACCGGCAGCGTCGGGGGCTATATCGGCAAAATAGGCAGAGATGCAACATACTCTGACACCTTAGCTCAGGCGCGGGCACTACGAAACCTCTCGACGTCTGAAAACACGCTGTTTCTGCGTGACCCCAAGGGGCATTTTCTCAATATCCACACTAACCAGCCAATCACAGTGAGTGTAGACCACAAGAGCGTTGTCATGCCGCAGACGGTGACGATTGGATGGGTCGAAGTAGGAGAAGCAACTGGACTCAAGATAATCAACTCGCCCGAAGCCACATTCTGGCCGAGTGACAGTATTATATTCACCAGCATAACTGTTGACCCTGCGACAGGATACCTTGTGTGGACAACAAATGATAACTACGAGCTCGGTTCTGTTTTGAGTCTTTCCGATGATGGTGACCTCATTCAGACGACGACTGATGGATTCACTGTCGCTGGACTTGAAATCATCGACAGCAACAACCTTCAGGCAACTTTGAATGTGGGAGGGTGAGCGCAAAATGTATAGCCAAAACTGGCAGCAATACCTTTCCACGTTAAAGACTGACTTCACAAAACTGGCAAAGCTTGAGTTCCTGCAGCCGAACGGCAGCGTGGCTTTCGCTCTGGATAATCAGGTGGCGAACAAACGTTCCAAAGCCTTTATTCAAGAAGGTGACATTACTGTGAACTTACAGAATGGCAGCCGCAGGCAGGTAAACATCTCCCTTGCAAACCTCGATGGAGCTTATGATTATGCACTCAACAAGATATGGTTTGGGCAGCAAATCAGGCTCTCCGAGGGGCTGATACTCCCGGATGGTACAGACTTCTATATTCCGCAAGGCGTTTTCCTTGTGGAAAACCCGGAAGAGGCTTTTGAGCCGGGACTCCGTCAGGCATCATATCAGCTGACCGACAAATGGGCGGCAATCGACGGAACGCTTGGCGGCAACCTTGAGGGCGCTTACGGTGTAAACGCCGGAACCAACATCTTCGCCGCCATAGCTTCCCTGCTCAGGCTCAACCTCTTTGATATGTCCGGAACAGCTGGCGCGCCCATAGATGCAGTTGCTCCACTCTTTACAAGCTATTACAACGACAAAACGCAGACGCTTACCGACGGCTCAAGTGTAAGTCTGATAACCGCCCCTTACGACTATCTCAGTTCTGAGACTGGGAATATCGGCGAGGTCATCCTCGGACTTGCAGAGATGCTTGCTGCATGGGTGGGCTATAACCCGACCGGACGGCTGGAAGTAGATCCGTCACAGGATGACATTCTTGATACATCTAAACCTGTTTTATGGGACTTCTCGATGGGCAAGCAGCTAATGGGCATCCGGTATGCGCCGAAGCCTGCCGAGGTTTACAACGATGTCATTGTAGTGGGGGCAACGAATAATGAAAGCCTTACCGCGAGAGGCAGAGCGCAGAACCGCGACATTTCCTCTGACACCTGCATCAGCCGCATAGGGCTGAAAACCAAACGGCTCTCGATGAAGGACTATTACTCCGATGAAATGTGTCAGGCGTATGCCGAATGGCAGCTTAAGCGTTACGCCGTGCTCGGCAAGACAGTAACCTTGACCACAACACAGATGTTCCACATTGTGGAGAATCAAATCATAACCATACGGCGCGAGGACAAGCCCGGAGCGCCTGTCGAGAGACACCTCGTGCAGGGCTTCACAAGGCCGATAGGACAGACGGGAACCATGACGATAAACGCAGTATCAGTTAACGACTTCCCGATAGCAACAGCAGTTCTTGATGATGGCATCGCCAGCGACAAATACATCGTATCTGGCAACACACTCTATATTCCGGCTTCTGTAGGCGCTTCTGTCAGCAACGGGACGCTGACGATTCCCGGCAGCGTGGAGAACGGAATACTGACGCTGACTAATCCATAAGGAGATGAGCGAATGGACACGATTGAAAAAATAGTCATCAAAGGCAGTGACACCACCTACATTCTCAAAGATAGCAATGCCCTGCCCAGCGCCAACGTGACACAGAACATAGATGAGAACTCCACAGCGGAACAGGTGCCGAGCGCAAAATCTGTCTATGAAATGAACGGCTCTGGAGGGGGGGCAGCCGCAGGTTTTGGCACTCCGGAAGCATCGGCAACACAGATTGAATCGACACAGCCGCCTACAGCCACTGTCGAGGCGTCAGGCCCCAACACTGCAAAAATCTTCAAATTCAGTTTCGGAATCCCTCAGGGAACCAAGGGGGATAAAGGTGACACTGGAGCTAAGGGAGACCCCGGCGAAAAAGGCGATACAGGTGCGACCGGCGCGGCTGGTAAGGATGGCATCACGCCGACTATCGGCGAGAATGGCAACTGGTATCTTGGTGATACCGACACCGGTAAACCCTCAAGGGGCGCGACCGGCGCGCAGGGTGCACAGGGACCTCAAGGCGAAAAGGGCGACACCGGAGCGCAGGGACCTCAGGGTGAGACCGGTGCCACCGGCGCGACCGGCGCAGTGTTTACTCCGAGTGTAGATACCAACGGTAATATCAGCTGGACAAACAATGGCGGGCTGGCAAACCCAACAACAAGGAATATCCGTGGTCCTCAAGGTGCTACCGGCGACACGGGGGCACAAGGCCCGAAAGGCGATACGGGACCGCAGGGACCGGCAGGCAGTGATGCGAACGTAACCACTGAGAATATTGAGACAGCGCTTGGGTATACGCCTTTGCAGGAAAGCGACATAGTAACTGAGACCTCCGAGGTACTTCCTGACTATACCAATCAGATTCCATTGAGCATAGACGCATCTGGAGCGGTAATCAATGGTGTGGGCTATCAGGCAAGCGCTACATTGGACATGACCGGTGCTGTAGCCAGCGGATCATCTTTCGTGAGCGGCTTTATTCCCGTAAAAAAAGGCGATGTAATCCGTGTGAAAGACCCGTCTTCGACAACGTTTTCCACCGGACTGGTTTTCGCACTTTACAAAGCAGACAAGGCAACTGGGAGTAACATCGGCAGATACATCAATACGATGCAGGCTAATAGTCTCTACGGCGCAGTCACAATTTCAGGCAATACACTGACATGGGACACGTCGTCCATCGGCTATTATTTCTGGAACGACTTCGCTTTCCTCAGAGTAACAACCAACTCCGCTGCCTCTATCGTGACAGTCAATGAAGAAATCACAGAAACAACGCAAGTCGTAAAAACGCTGAACTCAAATATCAAAGTCGGAAAGAACAACCTTAGCTTTGATTTTAATGCTGCTTTGCTGGCAGATAAGAAAATTGTAATTTTCGGCGACAGCATAATAGGCGCAACACGCGATCAAACTTCTGTTCCTGCATATGCCGCTGCATATACTGGGGCGACAATATACAACGTAGGGTTTGGTGGTTGCAGAATGAGCGTCCACCCGACAGCAGGCTACGCAGCATTTTCCATGTGGGCGCTGGCCGAAGCCGTTGCTACTGGGACATGGACAACGCAGGACGCACAGGCATCCAGCGGAGCAGATTATTTCCCAGAACAGCTTGCGCTTCTAAAATCTATCGACTTTTCTACCGTAGATGAAATTGTCATCCATTACGGCACAAACGACTTTGCCGCAAACGTGCAGATTGACAACGGTTCCAATACTACCAGCACAAGCACTGTGTGCGGAGCGCTCCGATACTCTATTCAGAAAATCCTCGGCGCTTATCCAAAGATAAAGATTTTTGTCTCTCTCCCAATATACAGGATGTGGAATAGCGTGGGAGCCGATACATACACAAACGGCTTGGGGAAGAAACTGCCGGAATACAACGCGGCAATGCAGACCGTTGCCGAATCTTACAATCTTCCCGCTATAGACGGCTATGGCAAGCTCGGAATCAATTCGTTAAATGACAGTGCCTATTCGAGCGACGGAACTCACCTGAACGACTTAGGCCGACAGATATTCGGGCAGCTAATAGGCGGATGCCTGATAAGCGGAGAAGGCAGTCCGTCCGGAGGCGATGCTACGGTACAGAGCGTCAACGGAAGCACTGGCGCAATAAAGACAACCTCAACATTTAATGCAACAGCAACCGACAGTTCATTCGCTCCAAGCTTTTCTGCCGGTGACGCAACCACAGCATCCGAACAAGGGTATATGTGTGTGCTCAATATTCAAGGTGAATTTCCGGTTCTGCCTGATGGCGGTAGCACTACGATGTCATTCTACCTCATGCCTGTTGTGCTCGCAAGCACGGTTGAGCTTTGGGGGGGATCATTCGTAAATCCATTCACGGGAGCTGTTGTTGTGATGACTTACGGTTTTAACAATGGCTCAACAGTGGCTCTATATAAGACCTTAACCGCTGATTCATAAAAAGGTTAGGAGGAACGAATCAATGGCACAATATAACCTCGGTAAAGTATCAATCAGGCCGCGCGGCGCATACGCCGCAAACACCAATTATGAATTTCTTGACAGTGTGCAGAACCTCGGCGGCTCATGGCTTGCACTTGCCGCAAGTAAGGACGTGCAGCCCGGTGTCACCGCGGGTTGGCAGAGCTACTGGATGATGATAACAAGAGGCATCAAAACCATCGTCGGTAGCAGCCCCGCAGATGGTCAAACCAAAATCACGATAACGTTCACAGACGACACGACTGCTTCGTTTACCTATAATAATGAAGTACTCGCGGATGGCAGTGTGACGTATCAGAATCTTGCCCCAGATGCAGTCAAAGTGCAGTTTCTTAACACCACAATCGCCACGGCATCCTTTGTCTCTAACAGTACATATCAGGATTATCCTTACAGGGCATCCGTGGGTCTCACTGGGGTTTTGGCAAGCATGACACCGGAAATCATCTTTTCGCTTACTGATGCCACGAGCGGGAATTTTGCACCTGTAGCAGAGTGCTATAACGGCGGTATATATCTGTATGCAGCGTCCGCGCCTGATGCAGCCGTCACGATACCTACAATTATCTGTTGGAGGTGAGTATCTAAATGGCAATAGGAAAAACAAACGCAGGAGGCAGCGGTGGTTCCGGTGGTACTCTTACAGTTACCGGCGTTGCTGGCAATGTCGTAACCGTCAGTAAAGACGGGAAGATTTATACCCGAACATTCAACAGTAATGGGATTGCTGTTTTCAAAGGACTTTCAACCGGCACATGGACTGTTACCATGACGAACAGTACAGGCCTGACCGCGACACGAATTGTCGAGATTACGGCTGATTATACACTTACAATAGCATATTTCTCTGCAACTATCTCCATTACTTACCCAGCACAGAGCACTTGTGTTATCAAAAACAGTTCCGGAACGCAGGTAGCCAGTGACACCAACACAGGAACGAGCGCTAAGGCATGGACGACTACGGTAGACGCGAGCGGGACGTACACCATCACCGCAACGGCTACGGACGGCAGCGGCAAAACGAAGTCTACTACAGTATCTATTACTACTGATGGACAAAGTGAGAGAGTGACGCTGACGTTTGAAATGATACTGTTTGACAATGGTATCATAGGTGACATCAAGTGGGATGCTTCTAAAGTCGACGACGCTACTTATTGTACTAATAGCGTTGCTGACGTAATTTGGCTGTCGGGAATAGTCTATGATAATGGGTTGGTTTTTGTAGCTCCTTCAGCAACACGAGGTATCTCATCAGCAATTGACTTGACAAATTATAACAAAGTAAATGTTCGTGTAAAACAAGTCTTAAGTAACACTGGCACAGCAAAAATTTATGTTGGCACAAGTGCTTTGGGAGATCAGATAGCCACAGCAAATATCGCACTTACGGATGGCCAGATATCCAGTTTGGACATTTCTTCCGTAACTGAGAGCAAGTATATTTCTATATACGTTCGTCCCACTGACGGCACTTATGGTAATAAAATAGATGTAAAGTTTGATAAGGTTTGGCTCGAATAAGGAGGGCACAGTATGACAATTTATATAGATAGCGATTACAAGTGCTACGCCTCTGTAGCTGACGGGCGCAGAGCGGTCGAGACTAACTTTTTCGACGGTAAGTGCCCGGAGTGGATAGAGAGTTTCCGTTTTGTCCCTGAGGGTGAGACGTGGACGCGCGAGGACGGAGATGCGTTCACGAACATGGTTTCCCCGTGGAAGGACTTGGGCAACGCTTATGTGGCACAGGCGGCGTATGTGACGGCACAAAATGCACAGTACGAAGCGGCTTTATCGGAGATAGAGGTAGCGCTGGGGGTGAATGCTGAATGACGATAGAAGAGCGTAAGAAAGCCATACTTACCAAAATCGCTGAGATTAAGCAAGGTGGCAGCGATGAGGAAAAGCAGGATATGAAAGCTGCATTGGATGTGTTGGAGGTAACGAATAAATGAGTTACGTTGATAATGCAAAAATATTGAAAGCTGAAATTGATACTAACCGTAAAACTGTTCAACAGGTTAAAGATGCTGGCGGTATTCGAGAGGAAATTACACAATCTGATAAAATAGGCTTTGACTGGCGTATATTCTATGTCAATGATATAGCGGTGCGTAAAGAATATGTTGAACAAGAAATTCCATTTGGCACGGTCGATAATCCCATTATATGGAAAGAGGGCATGAGCCTTATCCCTAATGCTTACTATACTTATAATGATGTGCGTAAGGTCTGGACAGGCGACACTGGCGCAACGGCAGCATGGGATGACGATAACTTCGTGGAGTTGTGATATGGATGATGAACGGACAGTCAGTGGTTTGCTGACAGAGGATTAAGAATATGTCTATAATAGAAAAAGCCATCGCTCAGATGGAAACATGGGCGCAGGATAATTCACATGGCTACGATCAGTCGAACCGGTGGGGTCCAAATTATGACTGTAGTTCTGCCGTGATTCAAGCTTGGGAAAATGCGGGTGTTCCTGTGAAATCTAATGGTGCGACATATACCGGGAATATGTATTCGGTGTTTAAGGCTTGTGGATTTGAGGACGTGACTGCATCAGTAAATTTATCTAACGGCTCAGGATTACAACGCGGGGACGTTCTTCTCAATCATGTCCATCATACTGCTATGTATTGTGGAAATGGACAAATAGTCCAAGCCTCAATAAATGAATTTGGCACTACGACTGGTGGGCAAACTGGTGATCAGACAGGTCGAGAGTTCTATATTCGTAGCTATTATAATTATCCTTGGGATGTAGTCCTTAGATATAATGGAAGTGCTGAAAATATAGCTCCATCAAGCCCTGAAATGCCTAAGCTTAATCGTAATATTACGGTATCTTTGCCTGAGATACAGAATGGTGATATAGATGTTTCTGTCGCTATGCTTCAGGCGGCCTTAAAGTATAAGGGCTACAATCCAAGATGGGTTGATGGCGAGTTTGGCGCTCAGACCGGAGCCGCACTCAAAGCTTTTCAGTCCGACCACGGCTTAGACGCTGACGCGATCTGCGGAAAAGCGACATGGAACGAGATAACCAAAGCGTAAGCATGTACACAAAGCCCTCAGAGCGTCCACGTGGCGTTCTTAGGGCTTTGCCATATCAATTCATCGCCGCAATCAAACAGCTACCGTAGGGCTTGTGACGGCGTTTTCAAGCACATTGCCGATACTGGCTGCGAGTTTTGCAGGGTGTAGGCGCTGGGCGTATATCGCCGTTACCTTGGTGTCAGCGTGGCCGAGTACGCCGCTTATATCGTCGACCGCAACACCGGCTTCAAGCGCGGCGGATGCAAAGCCGTGACGCAGAGCATGAGAGCGGCAGGCGCTTTCTTCACCTATCACGGACTTGGTATACCCATTTATAAGCTCGGAGAGCTGGGTACGCTCCAAGGGCTTCCACTCCCTTGTTTTGCGGCTGACACAGCCGAACAGCGGCGCATTGTCATCGGCAGAGTCCGGACGTATACCGGAGGCGAGGTAGTTTTTCACAGCAGTCTGAGCCGCGGCAGAGAACGGCACCATGCGGGGCTTGTCGCCCTTGGTGATACGGAGCATGATGCAGCCGTTCGCCCAATCGAGGTCAGCCGGGGTAAGAGAACGAAGCTCGGAGTTGCGCGCGCCAGAGAGAAGCATAAGCGTGACCTCCGCCTGTTCCCTTGCCCATGTAGCCATTTTCTTGCCGTATACAGGGCGCTCGGCAGAGATAAGGGAATGTATCTGCTCAACGCTCAGAACATGCTCATACGGCTTCTTCTTGGCTCTGGTGACCTTTCCCTTGGGCGGCATAGCATCGTCGAACACAAACGCCTCTGTGTAGCCGTATCTGGCCGCGAACTCGGAGAGCTGACGGAGCTGCCCCATGTAGAGACTTGCTGTGGTGATAGCATCATGCGCGATGTCCGAACGGAACTTCATCACCGCGGCGGCGGTCACGTCCGCAAAACCGTGGCGCGCCATGCTCTCGCGGAAGAGTCGGAACGTCCGGGCATAACCGGTGACCGTCTGCGCTGACAACTCGTTATTGCGCATATTCTCTATATAGGCCGCACATGCGGCGTCGTATTTCTCAAACATGGGGCGGTTCTCCTTCTTTCAAATCAACTTCCAACTTCCGAATCCCGCGCCTTGCAGCTTCCATCTGCGTGACATTTTCCTGCCTACAGTAGCGTTCAAGAATATCTTTCGTCCTTGCATCCATTTTCACGGCAATACGGAAGGGCTTCGGGTTATCGGTCGGTCGGCCTCTTTTCTTCTCGGCCAATTTTCTCCCTCCTTTTTAGGTCACCCTTATTATAATTTAAGGTTACCCAAATGTCAATACCTGTTACACAATATTTTTACGCCCCGTTTTTACGGGGCGTTTGAGCCTAATCAAAGGAATCTTCCTTTAAGTTCTGCATTGTAAGCGTCCATAGCATCGCAGAATTTTACTGTCCACAGTTCTACCGATAGTTCATCAACGTTGACATTATAGGTGGCTTCCATCTTCAAATCGTCGTGCATTACTTCTGCCCCGAAAAGATTGCTCGTGCTAAAAGTAATAGTCACATTGCAGTAGTAAACCTCCCTGTCGGCCAGTTCCTTTCTCGACAAAGAATCCGACGTTATCGAATAACGATGGTACGACTGCGGGCTCATAATGTATTTGTCTTTCAGCGTCTCCTCAACATCGAACATTGACGAAAAAGCAGCATAATACATTAAGCACGTCTGTTTTTGCTCACGTGTCATGAGAGGGCTGTACTCAACAATCTCGGCGTATATGTCGTCCAAGTCAGAAGAGTCTACCGTACTTTGCGTAGAAATACTCTCCACAACCGCCGCCGCTTTCAGTGTTCCCACTTGTTCAACAGCTTCCAAGAGCATGTCAGTATTCGCGATACGATTCCGCACATCATCTGTGGTACTTTCATACTGCGCGTAAACATCCATGATAATGTCATATTCGTCAGCGGTATAGTCAGTACACGCAGCAACTATCGACGCATCAAGCGTGCTTGCCTCCTTTGCCAGTTTTATTCTCGGCACAAACACGATTGCAAATGCTGCGATCAGGAGCACAACGGCTCCTCCAATGATGCACCAAGTTTTCACTTTCTTTTTCGGTTTGCTCGCATCTCTGTTCAGTTCGTCCAGCACGTTGTCAGGTTGAAGCTTCGTGTCTACCCCCGCTTCGCTATTGTCTGCAGAACATTCTTTCATCTCATTTACCTCCCATATTTATTTTCGGTTAGGATATTTATAATATATCATAGGAACTTAGATAGGTCAACAAGAAAAGCTCCACGGATGACCGTGGAGCTTTTTGATCATCTGGGCATCGCCGCATCCTCCGCGCATTTGCGGAGAAATGTATATGCGTCGGGCGCGACAAGCGTGTTTGCGTACAGTTCTCTTTCCGGCGCGTCTGCGAGGCTCACAGCAACGTCATATGCGCCGCTGGCATCGCAATGTTCAAATTCTGCTGAAAACTCTCTGAGAGCCGCAGAAACGCTCTCAGCACATATTGAGTATGTGTTCCGACTACTCAAGCAAGCAAGTGTGTTCGGTGTGGTGAGCGTAACAAGGTACACACGCTTAACTGTCTGCGTTTTCAAGTTCTCCATGCTCGATAAGCCCTCCTTCATCAAAGCCTTCATAATAAAATTCCTCACTGCCCGGTTCACCTTTCTTCGGCACCTTGACAAGCGGGTCGCGGAGCCGGTCAAAGCGCACTCTCGTGACCGTGGGGCGCGTCTGGGTAACTTTGCGCCCATCGAAATTATAGGAGACTGACTTGAGCTGATACTCCACGATGACGGTCTGCCCCTTTTTGAGATACTGCGTGACGACCTCGCTCATGCGCCCGTAGGCCACGAACGACGGAAAATCATAGGTGGATTTGCCGTGCGGGCGAAAGTCGCGCTCACAGGCAAGAGTGAACTGCGCATAGGGCTTGCCGTCCACCGTGCCGTACTTCTGGACAGGGTCGCCGGTGAGATAGCCCATTATGCGCCCATCGTTCAGCATACCTCCACCACCAGTTTCAGTTTATTCTCATAATAGACGGCGCACTCGCGGCTTGCACCGCCGCCGAAGATGCTGACGGGTATCATCCTGCCGCTGATATTGCCGAAACTGAAAGCGCAGCCATGCGCGCCCTCAGTAAAGGCGACAGGCTCTTTGAAGTCCATGTCCTTGATATTGGGCACGAGCGAAAGCGACGTGGTGTCGATGCGCATAGACTGCGGCGCAATCTTGATGACCGTACCGTTGTTGAAACGGATGTGATGTTCGGATATCTTTTCGATTTTCATTACTTATCTGCTCCCCTTTCTCTTCTGTCTCTATACGGTTTACACAGCGTGTACTTCCAGCCGTGCGGTACTTTTTCGAGTTTGCACCAGCCGTCGTAGAAATACCTCATATCGCCGAAGTATTTACCGCCGGGTGCGATGTTATTATACCATGTGTCGTAGTCCGGGTAAATGCCGGAATTGATATTTGCACGACAGTATTCAAGAACCTTTTCGGGATCCCGCTCCTGCGTGTAAATTTTCACTATCTTATAGTGATCGCCGCCGTACTCGCGCTGACCGGCGAATAGTTTCTTGTGGTACATTCTTGTATTCTTCCTCCTATCTGAATTTTACAGTCACGTCGTATTCCTGCTTGAGTGCGTTCTTGACGTCCGCGAATGAAATGTCTCCGGAATTGAGCTGGGCGCAGTAGAAGTCCACCTCTTTTGCAAGGCGTTCGATCTCGTCATCTGGGAAGCCGTGCTTGTCCTTGAGGATGAACAGGATCATGGTAGAGATGAAATTCGCGCCCTCTGCGCGTCCGAGAGCAAGAGCACGGTCAACGTCCTGCTGCGTGCGCGGAATACTGCGGGGAGATTTCTTTCTCGCCATTATTCCCTCCTGTCCTCGGTCGTAAATGTTATCTTGCTGCCGTTTGGGAACTCAAAATTGAGCCTGCATCCGAAGAAGTCCGCCGCGCCGATAAGATCGGACACGGAGAAGCTATCTTTCTGAAACTTATTGCTTAAAGCCTGCGGGGAAATGTTCAAGGCTTCGGCAAGCTCTCTATGCGTTGCGCCGGTGAGCGCGAGCAAGGCCTTGACCTTTGTACCAATCAAATCTGCATCACTCCTTAGATTAAATCAAATGAAATTACGGATTAAAGGAACGGCAAAGCGGATTAAAGCGTTTATCATTTTCGTGAGGTCACGAAAATGGTGGTTTCATCGGCCTTTTTCGTGCGGTCTGCACAGTCAGCCCAGAACGTGGCGGCAGAGCGCGGCGTGACGAATGCAACAGGCGTTCGGTGCTTCAAACTGCCGCAGGCCACGCCGAAGAGCGTCTTTGCCATGCCCCGCGCCGGGAAGGTCAGGGAGGTTATATGCGCCTCCGCGCCGCACCATGGGCATGGGCAGAGAGATACGCCCTCCGGCGTGGGGATGGTCTCAGGGGGCTTTTTACTTATTGTCATTACATACCCCTCTCCCAAATTTCTCGATAGATTCGGAACTGTTCTCGAAGTGGTGCGGGAATCAATCTCCGCTCCATCTCAAGCATGAGCAATCGCTCTGCTTGGCGCTTGGACATGCGGTTTTTCTCCTTTGGCGGGAGCCTGCCCTCTTTGGCCGCGATCGCAACCGGATTTGTTTTATGCTCACCCATGCTTAATCCTCCTATTCCATGCTTCACGTGCTTTTTCAGACAAATATGTAAGCCCGGATGTTGCGCAACACCTATTGCATACCACGGTGTACGCCCAGCGTCGTCCTTCCGTATCTACTACCGCGTCAGGATCGATGCTTATATCTGCCTGTCCGCCGCAAAACGGGCACGGTCTAAGTTTGTCCATTAGCTTCGGCATCCTTTCTCGGTCTGAGTTCCCAACCAAGGAAACCGCTTTCTTTAGTCATATAAAGTTCGTACTTTTTCAGCGTCTCGTAGGCTTTATCGGTGCAGCAACAGTCATCTGCAGTGCACTCGCGATTTTCTCTGTCCCAATGCTCACAATCAGGACAGACAAAGTGAAAGCAGAAATCCTGGCATGCCTCCTGAAAATCGTCAGCCGTCATCCCGCTATTATCCGGGTCAACGTATCCCCAAAGTTCGTTAGCAAGGAAGTCGCACTTTTCATGTGAAAACCAGTCGTACACGCTTCCTTCGTAGACGAGGGTGTCATATTTGTACCTTTCCCCTGGCTCTATGTACTGATTACAGAATGAGCACACATGGCGCTTCCGGGCTTTTCTCCACTGCGATTTCAATATGTCAGGCATTGGTGTCACCTCCGTCCATTCTCGCCCCGCAGTGGGGACAGTATTTCATCCGTGCAGCAAATCCAATTTCGCAAGCAGAACAGTACCAAATATCCCCCGCGGCCTGACTGTGGAACGGAACCCATCGGCCATTGGCGTTCTCCTTGTCCTCAAAGCGTTTGAGGAGTTCGCGCAGCTCCGCGCATACCCACCCCGCAAGATAGAGAAGTGCTAACACGCCCTCCATGCTATCGGTTCCGCCATACAGCCAATCCACCATTGCAAACATAACATCCTCATCAGACGCGGTTTCCAGAATCTCGTCTGGTTCCATATATTGGCGTATAAGCTTTCGCATTAAATCAAGCAGGGAGATGTCTGTACCGTTCTCTCCGTATCCGCGCACCCACGTTTCGCCGTCTTTGGCATAGAACAGATTCAGCGACTGTTCTAAATTGCCTTGTGGAGTATTTGACGTAAGTCTCATGTTATTTTCCTTTCTCCGTGCGAACAAAAACCATCAAGCTCCATGCCAACACCAAGTCTACAGCAAATTATGTATTTATTATCATCTGACATAATGCCGCTCTTGCAGTTCTCACATCTCACCACAGGTGCAACGTCGGCAGCGGGAATATTATCCAGCACGCACATTGCGTCGTCCTTTATTAAGAATCGCGGATCAATCAAATTTGTTGCCCACTCACACAACCCGCGCTTTGCATCCTCTCGCTTGATGTAGTCAGACATTGCTCGCCACCTCCTGTTGCGTGTCATCGCTTGTTTTCTTTATCAGGTTTAATTCGTCGGTGGAAATAGAATTTCGAGGCTTCATCTTAGAGCCGCACTCCGGGCAGTATTTCCAGCCCAAATAAAGATGCACATCCAACCTCTTCTCGTATCCGCACACCGGACATATACCATTGAAATGCCCCAAGTCGTCAAATTCATACTTCCATTCGTAACAAGTTTCAGGCTTGGAATCAGCAGCGGGCATATCTGTGAAGTACTGTATTGCGTCTTCTAAGCACTCTATATAGCCCATATAGAAGCCGCTATAGTCATCATTTGCCCGTCCGTCCTCTAATCGCTCGCTCAAATAATCGAGAACTTTTGCTTTCTCCAAACATTCAACACATTCAGCCATTTTTCAAAACCTCCATGTCATACCCGCCGCGGATGAAATCAAGCGTTTTCTGGTGGTGAACAGCGTTGCCAAGCCGTTGATAGATAATCGCCATATCCTCCGGTGTGAACGCCGTTCCGAGGAACGAATTGATACCGCGCCTGTGGTATTCGTGTACCTCTTTGTTTCTTCTGTCGGTGTGATAGCGCATGCTCTTGTATGCGTCTCGTGACAGCCATTCCAACACCTTGGCTTTCGCATCTTCCTCCGACGCGCAGTTATCAAGCCGGAAGTAGGAGTTTACGCGCGGATTTCGGTCAGCCACAAACTCCAACTGGCCGTTTATCAGGGAATTGGGGAACGCTCTCAGAAGTCTATGCAAAACAGACAGCTCTATCATTGACAAATTCCCTCCCCCTCATTTCCGCAGCAGCACAAACTTTACCCAAAACGGCAAGTCTGAGCTTGCAATCCATATCTTAAAAGCAAAAACAAGCGCAATAAAGATGATGATTACAACGATCCATGCAAGAGCACTTTTATCCATGAGGTTCCCTCCTTTCACTGATATTCCAATTACAACGCGTAACTATATACCAGCAAGAGCCGTAGTCCTCTATGCGGTCGCCGGTTCGCGTAAGACCATTGTCGTGCGCGACAGTGAGTATCGCTTGAAGCAGCGCAGTTTTCCGGTCGAAGTAATCTTTTGCCGCTGCGGGTATATTCCATGTTGGCAGGAAAATCACATACGGGATATCGCTCCAAAACGGAGTGAGATCATATTCGACATCTTTGATATCCGGCAATGCCATCAGCTCCGCATGAAGTTTTTCCATCTGCTCCCTTATGCCAAAGGCTTTCATCGTCTTTATATCACGTTCACAGAATCCCACTGTTGTCAGCTCCTTCCTCATGTCGCAGCGCTCAAAAGCGGCTGGGTCATTTGCGCGGCCTCAATAATATATTTCGACGGATTGACCATCACTTTTTCATACTCCTCTGCGCCCTGAAACTCATCTATGACAGTCTTTTCCTCGGCGGACATATCCGCATAGTGCTTGCGCCCGTAGCTCGGAGGGAGCCAACTGCGCTCTCTGGCGGCGTAGATATTCAGCCTGTCGATAAGCGGCGCGGCCTCCGGCTTAAACTTGATGTGACATGTGCCCTTTTTATAGAACTGCGCCGTGAACCATGTGAGGTCAACAACCGTCTCACCCGCCGCGATAGCGTGCTTTACCCACGCGGAAACATTGCGCTTCTCTGTAGTCTCGCCTCGGTCGAGGTAATTCAGCGCTCGTTCCAGGTCACTCAGTTCTCCATAGACCGTATACTCGTTCAATTCCCTCTCGTTTTTCCAGCCGCCGTAACTGCAAAATCCGTTTATTGGGAGGATGACTTTCGTGCCGACCTTGTGGGCTTTATTCGTCGCCCAGCCGTTATAGTAGTGAATATTCTTCTGGCACTCCGGGAACCATGAATACTGCGCGGAGAATTTTTCAAAGAGAGCGTCTATACTCTCCTTCACACCGTCCACGAGCTGCGCGTTGAGGTCATAGTAGACCTGCTGAAGGTTGAAGAGGTTGAAATCATAGCCGCAGAGCTTATCGACCATTGCGGTGTAGTCCTTCTGCATCTTCGAGGTCATACGGGATGTAAACTCCGGCTTGTTGAGCAGACCGCGCCAATACTTCATGCGCAGGGCTTTCATGTACCGCTCTATACCGGACGTGCCAACAGTCTGGAACTCACTGCCGTTTATATTGATGGATATGAGCGGCTTCGGGTATTTGCTGGTGGCGTCGAGATCGTCCATCATGTAGGGAGTGAGGGCGTTGTACTCTTCTATGAGCTTCTTACCAAGCTGCGCTTCAAAGTCAAAGGACTGTATCATCTGCTCCGCCCAAGTACCGTATACCATAGCGTCGGGTTCTGCTTCATCGTTGTGCAGTTCTTCCGACTGTGCTTTCTTGAGGTTTTCAAAGATGGTTGAGCTCTTGCGCTGCGTGGGGATATTCACATAGACCACGGCCACTTCGACATCGGTTCTGCGCTGTGCGTGCTTAAATGCGTCACGGACAAACTCTATCTTTGCGCTATATTCCGCGAGTTTCTGCTTGAGAACTTTGCGGCGGTTGGTATACGGATTCCTTATCGTCTCGGCGTTGAGGAGGCACACGATCTGGCCACCGTCTGCCTGAATCTCCAACGCTTTCAAAAGATGCTCGTCACCGTTTGAAAATGGCGGGTTCATTATGATGAGGTCATAGTGCTTATGCGAATGGAAAGTAAGGAAGTCGTCGCCGATAACTCTGTAGTTCTTCCCGCGAAGCAGGGCAATGAGGTTTGCGTCGTGCTCGATCATGTCCACAGACTCGATATCGAAATCGCCATTGTGGCGGCGGTTGCGCTTCAGAAACTTTATGTACAGCTCGGCGAGATCACCTTTTCCCGCTGACGGCTCCAAGACTGTACAGATTTCGTCGGGCTCCTTTATATTTCCGAACATCTTTCCAGCAAGCGCGCTGGGTGTGGGGAAAAATTCAGCGTTCGGATCGGCAAGGTACGAAACGATGTCTGTACCGGTTTCGGGGACTTCTTTATATTTCTCGGCAATTAACTGTTTTGCCTCAAAGAGAGTGTTCGCATTCCCACAATAGCCTCCATCCACCAGACTGACGCCGTAATATATACCGCGCCTGCCGTGGTTATCGCGGTACTGTTCTATGCTTCCGACTTTCCCGCGGTTCGTGTAGACCGTCCAATGCAGTTGACCTTTGGGGTAACGCTCCATGAAATCCTTATAAGGTGACGTTACAAGTCTCTGCTCAAAGTGAAAATGCAATGTGCTGTAATATTCCTTCATGTGTTCCTCCCTGTTTCTGTGTGGTTCTCTATATCTCTTTTCCGAACATGTTCGCGATCTTCTTTCTGCCCTTGACCGTCACAAGCGTCTGTGCGCCGGTTTTCTCGCCATTAACGTATTCCTTGAGGGTGAAGTAGCCTTTATTGGTCTCGGCGTAGGGTCTGAGCTGCTGTTTCTTATCCCTGTAAAGATACCCCGCAGCGATGAGGTTTCGTATCATTTCGCGCTCCCCGATGTGCAGTTCTTTGGCGGTCTCTCGGAATGAAAGATCGTTCCCTCGGTCTATGAGCGCGTCAAAATAAGTGACCTTCGGCGTATCAGTCTTGACTTTCTCGTTGAGTCTCTTTACCGTCTCAAGGGTCGAGCGGAAAAGGAGCTTCGTCTGCTCGTCCGCGTAGGGCAGATACGTGTCGATGAACGCATCGTCGTTAGCCACGTAGCCGCCGGTGCGTCTTATAGTCGGAATGATTTCATCAGCAACAAGCGCCTGAAACTTCTCGGCGGTTTCGTTCTTTGCTTTCATCGCAAGGCGGTAGAAGATGTTTTCGGGGATGTAACCGTCTTTCCCCACTTCTGGGGAAAATCCCAACTCGGAAAGATACGCGCTCACACGTTCCCATTTAACATACTCCACACCATTCTTTGTCTGTGTAAATCCCAGCCCGCGTGCAACCGCTTCAAGGTTGAGGTATGCCGTGCCGTCTTTTTCGTAGCAGCTAACGCCGCTGATGTTCATAATTTCGTTTGACATTTGCTATCTTCCTTTCTGATTCTGTGTAGCTCTTCTGAGGTGTTGGGATGGTAGCATAGCTGTCAAGCGCAAAATCGGTGTTTCTCTCGGTTTTGATGTCAAATACGCAGATTTTTGTATTGTATTCATAATGCATTGCCCATCTACGCGGCAAAGTTTGTGCAGTTCTCCCCACGTAGTCGGGTGATTCTCTGTGGCTCTCCCCGACCTTGTGGGGTGATTCTGTACAGTTCCCCCGACGTAGTGACCTAATGTTGTACAGACCTCCCAGAGGACGTTTTGGGAACGTAGTGACCTGTTTCTGCGCAGTTCTCCTAACAAGCTTTTGGCGGTGATATAGTGTAGAAATAGAGCAACTGAACATCCATATTAAATGTTGCGGCGGTGAAATTTCGCCAGTTGTCGAACTCGCCTTCGTGCAGCTCACCCTCACACAGCCATTCGGCATAAATCTTCATCTCTGTGTCTTACATCTCCTTTATCAGTTTTATAAAGCCCTGCTGCTTGAGGTTCTTGAGCCAAATATGCAGGAACTCGTCAAGGTTCACGCGCAGACGCTGAGAGTACATCATCTGGCCGTCCACTTCCTTGTAAACCTCGTCGTAGCTCCCGGTATAGTCATTGCGGAAAAGAACGGGTTCAATAGTCTGTTCGGCCTCATCGACCGCAAACTCAATCTCAGGATCAGCCATAAGATCGCCGTTCTGCTCGGAGTAATGCGCGATGTAGTACACGGGGCGACCTTTATAGTCCGAGAAGTAAAGGAACTCGGCGGCAAGGCGCGTGTACGGTTCATTCTCCACGCTGATATGAAAGTCGTGTCGAGAAAGTGCCTCCAAGATGGGGCGCAAGTCCTGATAGGTCTGCTTTGCGTGTTTCAGTTCGGTCATGTTCGTAAATCCTCCCAAGTAGTTTGCGGGCGCGTGTTCACGCAAACCCCGCAGTTTTTCTATTGGCCGTGTTCAGGGGCGCGGAAACTTCCCAGTAAAATCCCGCGGGCGTGTTCAGCGCCCCCAAGACTTCCGCGCGCCCTGTTCACATTCCGGGACGTGGTCGCTCAACTCTGCCCCGTTCGGTGATCCTGCCGGACACGTCCGGCGGCGGGTGCAATCTGTTTTCTTCGGGGAGATGCACCAGCTCCCCACGGCCTTACATCAGCACCCCGGCAGGCTGACCGCCGTTTATAGCGATGGGCGCGCGTCCTCGTATCTCTCGCCGGGTTTAATCCTGTTTTCTTGCCCATGAGCGCCCGCCATATAGGCGGCTGGACTTGCACCAGCGGCGGCGGATGCCGTCGGCCTTGCGGGCTTCACGCGGCGATTATGGCCGCGCGTATTTGCTCGATGATCTCATATATTTTAGTACTGCCGGTGCCGCTGTTGCGCTTGTAATAGCGCACAGAGTACCGCGGCGCACCCTCGATAATGGTAATACTGCATTGTGCAAAGCTATTGAGGATCCAGCCGCGAGTGCGCAAGGGAATTTTCACGCCGTGCGCGTCGGCGATTTCCACCAATAAAGCGCCGTCAGAAATCAGGCCGCCGCGGGTGAAAATCTCCTCGGCCTTCTTTATCTCTTGCCGGTGCTGCTCCTCCTGTTCTGCTCGTTCCTTTGCTTCCTGCTCTTCACGTTCACGGCGGGCGGCTTCTTCTCTCGCTTCTCCATCGGCGCGCAGTTTTGCGGACAGCTCCGCGCACTTGCCAAGCTCCCCGAGTACAGCCGCGCCGACGAAGTCGGCGAACGTGTCGCCGTTGTCGCGGGCGTTAATGTAATTACGAACGCGAACGCGCAGACGATCCCGGATATAATCCGCCTGCCGCGCCGGGTCTGAGCCGTACCGAAGTATTACGGGCTCTTCCTGCTCTCGCAGCGCGTTAACGTCCTCGCTTCTCCTCCAGACTCTCGCGCGTTCTTCCCGCGTGCCGTACAGCTCCACGCAAGCCGGGAAAAAGCCCAGAACATCGGTAAATTTATAATCTGTCATCCGCAGCGGCACTAAATAGTTGTTGATCTCGACATAAAGAAAATATCTGTCGCGCTCGTTGGCGGGGTATTGGTTTTTCTCTGTACATGTCCAAAGCTTGTACGACTCCGCGCCGTTGCTGACCTCGCGCACAAAATCCGCGCGGCAGTTTTTGCCCTCGCGGTTATACATGCCGTTAATAAAAAGGGGCTTTTTTAATGTGCTCATGTGGTAATACCTCCGTATTTTTTAGGCTCAAAGCCTGTAAAAACGCCTTGCAATCAAGACGCTTTTACAGACTGCCGGGAAAAGCCCCGGCAAACTGTTAATAGAGATAGTACCAGACAATAAATTTTGATTCTTTGCCGTCTGCGCTGCTCCATGGGGTGTACCAGGCTTTCCGCCGCTGCTTGCGGCGCTGTTCAACGAATTTTTTTGCCTGCTCTTCCGTGTCGACAAAATGGAATGTTGATTGATGTAACATTGTCAAATCCTCCTCAAATAAAATACATGGTCCCGTCCAGCTCGACGGCGACGGCCTCTTGTTTCAGCTCGTCCCGCATGCGGACGGCAAAATTAACAACGTCGTCCAAATGCTCATCAAGTGCAGACTGCGCAGCATAAGCGAACACGGCGTTATTATCTTCGGCAATAAGCCCGTGCGCCTCGCTCATCCAGTAACCGCGGACGGGCGTTGACGTTGCGCCGCCGAAGCACTCAGACAGCAGCGCGGCGGCCTCGGTCACGTATGCGCTTGTATCTCCTGCCGTGCTCGCGTCAACGGTTCCGGGAACGTAAACCGTTATTTTGTGGCTGAGGCTGAAAGAGTTTTTCAAGATGTTGTTATTCATGTTCTGACCTCCTGCGCCCGTCTGGGCTTGTCTGACTGTATGTATTATATACGGTAGAACCTTATAAATCAATTCACGATTTGCACAAAGTCATACCGTATATTTTGTTGATTTTGTATATTGTACTACCGTACAAGATATGATAATATTAATGTACGATGAAAGGGGGTGTAAATTTGCCTTTACCCAAAACCGGGAAGCGAACAGACGCGCAACGCCGTGCGCAAAATAGATATGATCGCGAAAATGTAACCGTTTTAAGCTGCAAAATGCGGAAAAGTGATGCGGAGGATTTCAAAGCGGCTTGCAAGGATTCAGGAACAGGCAGACGAGTATATCGTTGCCGCGCCCGTTTGCTATATGGCAACGGACTCTCTTGAAGAAAAGAACGTCACGTTTTTGAAACTTGAAAGGGATATTGACGAACCCGAATTGAACTTGGGCGATGACGCGGCAAGGTTTGCAATGAAAGCGGCGTA